TCTTTTTTTGCTATACCAAGTATAACGCTAGCGTTATATAATTACAATATCGGAAAATTATACAAATATAACGATAACAATATATATTTTTATGCAAAATGTATAACGATAACGTTACATTTTGACAAGAATATTTTTTTGTGATATTTTATTAAAAAAGAAAAAATGGAGGGTTAAAAATGGCAACAAGTAAAGCACAGATCAGAGCAACGAGTAAATACGAGAGAAAAGCATATTTCAAAAGCCTTGTAAGATTTAAAAAGGAAGATGAGGAACGAATCAGAGCGGCGGCGGGTGATAGCCTTAATGGCTTTATCGTGGCGGCTGTAATGGAGAAAGTACAGAAAATAGAAGAGGCAGAAGATCCAATCCTGGGAAGATCCGATGAATGCCCTTTTTAAATAATTGATAAAATTTTAAAATATCGCTTGACTATATAACGATAACGTGATATTATAAGAGTATCAAAAGAAAGGACCAGCCGCAGAGGTTGGAGGGTGGAAATTATGAAAGCATATTTTACAAGCGTTTATTGCAACGAGGACGGAGCCGGCGAGGTTCTGAGACATAAGACAGCAGAAGTAGCGAGGGAATACCTCGGCAGCAGATGGGAACATCTGACAGACAGCGAGAAGAAAAAATATAAAACCGGTACTTATGATACTTTTAAAGCCTTTGAAGTTGAAGCAACAGCGGAACAGCTGGAGCAGATAGAATCTGGCGACATTGCCGCGGAGGATTTAGAAACGGTAAATATTAAAAATTATCTGAAGCCGGTCTTGTATTACATAATCGACAAGAGAGACAGGAACGCAGAAAGCGAGGCAAAGGCTTACGCATTCGAGGAATTAAAAGCCTGCTTCCAGCCACCGGAAGGCTTCCCGGAAGAATTAATTGAGGAATGGGAAAACATAGCTGATTTATACGATTTACGCGAATTTTTGGAGCACGAAGCGGGCGGAATGGAGCAGCCCTACACATTCGAGACGGAAAACGAATAAAACCAATTTAGACCCGGAGCCGTTCCGGGTCTTTTCTTTTTGCCCTGAATCGCCTTAAAAATGATTTTTCATTAATAGTATTATTCAAAATATTTTTAATCGAAAAATTAGAGAAAGAAAAAAAGAAAAAAGACAGAAAGAAAAAGAAAGAAGCAAAGAAAAAGAAAGAAAGAAAAAATAAAAAAAGAAAGAGAGACCATAGCAAAATTTTTTTCCGGCTTGATTTTTTCAAAAAAATAAATTATGATTTGACTAAATAAAACAGAAAGATAACACGTTACAGATAGAAAACAAACACCGTTTGAAGTCCTGAAACGTGTTTTTTTTTTAATTTATAGCGGAAAGGAGCGGAACAAGATGGATAAAATAGAAGACTTTAACGATAGCGAAGAAATTTTTGAAAATGATATAGATTTATATTTTAATGAATTTTGCGAAAAAGAAAAAATTGAAAGCATGGCAGCGGCTCCGCAATCCCTTTTTTATGCCGCCTTGATTTATGTATATAACAATACTTTTAAAGGCACTAATAGGTTAAAATTAAAGGGTAAATTACAGGGATATAATAATAATAATTATAATAATCAATATAGTAATATAAATAATAGTAATTGTAATAGTTATAATTATGAGTATCTTAATTATATAGCAGATTATTATATATATATGTGTTATAAGTATAATAAAATATGTACTATATCAGGATATTGTAAATTAACAGGGATAAATGAGGTGGTCGTATACAATTGGGCTAATGAACGAACGAAAGCGGATAGATTAAGCACGTCGGCTTATGATTTGTGGGAAAAATTGGCTAAAGATTACGAAGCTAGCGGAGAGGCGCGGCTCTGGTCCGGTAAAAATCCGGTCGGGCAGCTTGCGGTTATGAATCGCCGTTTTGGTTGGAACCTTCCTGGTGTGAGTAGAGAAAGCTCTAGCAAAACAGCTCTAACAGCCGCAGAAATACGCCAACAGCTCCAAAACTCCGCCGATAGTGCTTTATTGTCTGACAATTTGAGCCAAAAAGACCCATAAAATCGCTAATATTAACGTTTTGATGTCGCAAAATAAAGATTTTGCGACGTACTAACCGAATAAATCAAGTATATTGATATATTTTATTCCGTGGGTGTAGCAATACACCCACAACGGCAACACCTGGAGCATAGACCGGGGAGGGGGTTTATAAAATAGCCCAATACGCCGCCACTTAGTCCCTCAAATATTCTCAAAAATAAAAAGCCTATATACATACTTGCAATATACATAACTTTTATATATAATACATATATCTACAATTCTGATAGGATAATCTATACATATTACCCCTTTATAAATTAAATAATTAAATAGCTCTATCGCCAAGTGGTAAGGCACAGCACTTTGACTGCTGCATACGTTGGTCCGAATCCAACTAGGGCTGCTTAGCTGTTTGACAGCTAATACCATAAGACCCCTTAAAATATTTATTCACCCATGCAATTTAAAAGGTTGCCGGGGAGTTTCAAGGCTCCCAATGGGTTTAGTCCGTAATTGGGACATACGGACAGACGCATTTTTCTCCTTAATAAGTTAAAATTAATCTGGTTGGGGATATAGTTTAAATGGCAAAACTTTTAATACAGGTCCGATTCCTGCTATCCCTACTAGCCTAGAAATAGGCAAGTTTTTTTCATAACAGTACCCCTTTTATGTGAAAATCAACCCTACAGGTGTAGACCGTTACAGGCGGTATAATCCTGGGGAAGCGGCAACGATTGGCGGTGTTGCGGCTGACTGTAAATTAGTTCCCACGCGGTAAACAATAGAGGTTCGATTCCTCCCTTCCCCATTGGTAATGTTGCCAGTACACCCCTAGTGTGTTTATTAGAGAAATGCAGGTACTAATCAATATTCCGGATAAACTTAGTACAGGGAACTGGATTGAGCCGCTTGCGGCTGACTAAAAAATCCTTGGGTGGGGACAACCAAGTAAAAACCCACCACGTGCCGATATGGGATAATGGTATTCTAGTAGCTTGCTAAGCTATCCAACAGAAATGTTGTTCGTGTTCGATTCACGATGTCGGCGCTCTTACGTGTAAACAGAAAAGAGAAATAAGTTGTTGGTTATCTAATTTCTCTAAAACCATCTACATGTGAGTTGATGTGTGATGGAATGGGTAAACATTAATTGATGGTTAAGAAAACGGTGTGCATCAAGAATTGCTATTAACAAGTCTGGTAAATAGCTGTAAGCAATTACACCAATAAATCCGTTAGAAAATAAAAATCCATTTATCCCTATTCGTAGGTGCAGACTAACTAACGGAATTTCATGTGTGGTTCAAATCCACACCACATCAATTATAGCGGATAGTTCAAACGGAGATACCTCTTGACGACATCAAGAGGTCACAGGTTCAATTCCTGTCTATCCGATTATCAAAAATAAGGAGATATGTCTATGGCGCAAGGAGTTAAAACACGGGACATTGATAAGTTCTCGGAGGGTGTAGCAAAATACTTAAACAGGGAATGTAGTCAGGTTAAGGCAGCAGAGATAGCCGGAATGAGTGTTCCGACTTTTATGAAGTATGTGAATAAATTCTTAACCGGCGAAGAATTACCGGACACATTATTTACGCCAAGGAAAAGATAACTAGGAGGGATGTAATATGTGTGAATTTTGTGAAGATATAGCAACAAACAATGATGAATATATGAAAAAAAGATACGCCGGTGGAGATTTTATCTGCAAAGATGAAGATGGATTCGGAGTGCTGATTGACACAGGAGATAGTGGTTGTCTTGGATATATAAAAATTAACTATTGCCCTATTTGCGGTAGAAAGTTGGTGCAGTAATGGCAGAACCTTTAAGTAAATTAGCAGAAAAATGTAAAAGTTGTCCTAAATCTGAAAAATGCGACCATAAAAGAATGGAGTTATGCGCTTTAGCGGATTTGCCGCAACAAAATCTTGCAAGTGCTACGCAAGGCATTTTGATAGATGCGGCAATGCCAGCTTTAAGGGAAGAAATAAAAAGCCCTTTAAGTCCGTTTAGGTGCAAAGACGAATTAGAAAAAGCACTAAATGATTTCCATTTTGGAAATATGTTTATGAATGGTGCTTAGAAAGTTAATGTAGAAATGAATGAATTTTTAAAATTTTTTGATGATAAAGCAAAAGACTTCCCGATGCATCTTAAAATTACTTATAGCAAAATATGCGATTGGAATATTTTGATTTACAAAAAAGGTTGTGCTGATGATTACTCTGAAGCTAAGTGTAATGGCGAAGATGTAATAATTGTCAATGAAAGTAGTTGCGACATGGAACTTTGCTTTGCTAAAGCACATGTAAAACTGAAAGAATGGCTTTTGGAATTTAATGGCGGATATTAAGGAGGTGGAAGAATGAGTAATATACATAAATTCAAAGTAGAACCAATAAGTCAGGAATGTGCTAAAGTTACACTTGATGGTAAACAGTGGCTGTGCACTTCGTATAAAATAGAACATTATGCCGGAAGCCTTCCAAAGGTCGATATAAACCTTGTTGCTGAGGTGCAATATGAGCAAAATGCAGAAATTAGCATCGCAAACTTGGATAAAATAGCTTCACTGATGGACAAGAAAACATTCAAGGAATTTTGCAGAGCTTGGGAGGATATTCACGATGAAACATAATAAAGAATGGCACACTTGCGACAGGTGTGGTGTAGAAATTAAAAAAGGAATACTGTGTGGAAATTCGATTACAAGGAATGGTGTTTTAAATGTCACATACGACTTGTGCCATGAATGTATGGAAGATTTTGAGGAGTTTATGAGCAATAAACAGGGATAAAACTGCCATATTGACAGAGGGCATAAAAATAAATTGTTAGGAGTGATTGAATGAAATTAAAGGTAAAGAAAAATATAATAGTTTTACCATTCACGAAAGGCGATAAGTATTATTTAATACAATTTAATTATAGCATAACAGAACGTGAAAACAGGTATGACCATGTTACAAATAGACCTATTGCTTTTGCAAAAAGTAAAATTTCTGGGTATCAAATAATTGAAAGAGAATGGACATCTTATTGGGAAATTGTGCAAGCCATTGAACATAACTTGGTTGGAAAAGAATATTTTGTAAGCGAAGAAAATGCGATTAAAGCAGCAGAGGAAGAAATGAAAAAAGGTAAAGTATCGCAGGTGGTTTTATGAAGTATACAGATACAAAGATTTGTAGCGGATATAGCCACGAACCAAAACCTTGTGAGCATATAATGAAATGTGACCTTTGTACTGGTCCCTTTGTTGATACAAACGGAAATGAACGATATGTATGCGGTCCAGGAGTTACAGATTTTAAATGTAAAAGAGATAATCCAAACTGGAAACCTTTGACAAAGCAACAATTTATTGAATTATACAAACAAATGCCGGATAGGACAGATATAAGCATTGGAGAATTGCTCGAAAAAGCAATAATTGATGGAATTATGGAGGGCAACAATGATGGAATTTCAATATAGAAAAATGGCACAGGAGATAGCTAACATGGCATTAGACAATGCCACAATTAACAATATTCCGTTTTGTGAATGGATTGATAATGTAAGTAATGCTTATACAAATAAAAAGTGTAATCTGACTTCTTGCCGATACAATGCAGATGTCAAGTGTACCAATGACGAGAAGAGAAAAGAATGTGTTGAGGTATCAGAAAAAGTGTTGTGCATTGATAAGAAAACATTCAGAAAAATTGATAATGTTAAACATATCGGCGATGATGATGGCAAACCGATAGAAACATCTGAATTTCACGATATGACTATTGGCATTGATGTTTCAGTTGATGCAGTAAATGAGTATGCAAAATCAATTCTAGGCAGATACCCGAAAAATAATTATGAATTTTCAAGAGCATTAGAAATAAAAATCCTAGAGGAAACAAAATCATTAGCGAATAGTGAAGAAAAGGAGTGAGATTATGTTAATAGTCGCATTACAAGATGATGTAGATAACCTATATGCTATATGGAATACAGTTACAGACCGATTTTTAGGAGTTAATCTTGGAAAATATGAAGCTGTCGGAATTATTATGGATTACAAGGAAAATGACACCTTTGAAGAAGCATTAGACAGAGTAGAACACCAACAGCCGTTTATGGATATCGCTAAGTATTTATGCGATGGGTTTTACGATAGCAGAGCCAAAGAGTGGCTTTTGACAGAAATCAAAATAACGAACGCACGAAAGTGTATGTATTCAGAATGTTTTGATGGTGTTCCTGTTGATAATGAAACAAGAATTAAATTATGTGAAAGCCATATAAGATTTTGCGAAAAAGTTATTGAACAATTAAGATGAACAATGATTGCTGATTATCAGCGGAAAGGAATTTTTATGAAAAAATTATTTGTAAGTGTGCCGATGAAAGGCAGAACAGAGGAAGAAATTAAGACAAGCATTCAGAAGATGAAGAAAATTGCTGAAATATACGAGGGCGAAGAGTTAGAGTTTATCGACAGCCACATTGAGGATAATCCACCTAAAGACAGCAAAGAAGCTGTATGGTATTTAGGAGAAAGCCTTAAGAAACTGGCACAGGCTGTGATGCGTTTATCGGAATATGTGAAAGCTATGATTGGAATGGCTGCCATATTGAAAGACAGACTGCGGAAATATATGGCATTAAAGCATATATGATTCCGGTAAGGTATGTAATTGACGATTATAATGCACTTGTGCAGAAATTACATCCGATTTGCAATGACGCAATGCCAACAATCTAACAATATATTTACCGGCTAACAAATGGAGTTAGTCGCTAACCTAGAAAAATTATAGGCAGAGGTCTATAAGCACCTTTGCTGAAAAGTGGAGGTGCTTTTCTTTATGTCTGAATTGGAAAGTTTAATTTCTGATTGCGAAAAATACATATCCCAAAAAGGAATAGATGAAAACATTATAGAAGTCTACTACAACGTGTGCCAGCTTGCCAAGAATGAGGGCGAAATTGACACAATGTTAAAATGTACGGCTAGGACAAAAGAACTCATAGAAAAGGCTTGTATGCGTGATATAGGCATAGATATTTTTGAACTTGAAAAATATACATTCAACAACAATATAGACAATGATTTAGTCAATAGATATTTTGATACCTTATTGCTTGAAGCTCCGCACTTATTTCACAGCTATTTGCTTTATCTTGAAAAAGACAGAGAAGAGAGTGAAAGATTTTATCAGCCAAAAATGAAACAGCTTAATAAATACGGGCTTATTCAAGCTATGCAAGATTTGGAAGACGACAAATATAATAGATTATGTATTTCTATGCCACCAGGAACGCAAAAAACTACACTGGAAAAATTTTTTTGTTCTTGGATAATTGGCAAGCACCCTAAAGATTACAGCCTTTTCTTTTCTCACAGCAACGAAATTACAGGAAAGTTTTATAAAGGAGTGCTTGACATAACAACAGATGATAAAGAATATAAATGGAATGTTATTTTCCCTAATTTACCAGTACAAAGCACAAATGCACAGGCACAAGAAGCTAATTTCGGCAAATACAAAGCATTTTCAAGTATTCAATGTTCATCAATAGGAGCTAAGAACGCAGGTAAGGTTAGAACTAACCGTTATTTATATTGTGATGACCTTATAGGCTCTATTGAAGAAGCACTTAATCCAATAATTCTTGAAAAAATATGGAGAATTTATGGAGTCGATTTAAAACAAAGAAAGCTAAACGAACAAGTAAAAGAAATAATTATAATGACCAGATGGAGCACAAAAGACATTATTGGACATATTATTGAGCTTTATGGAAACGACCCAAAGTTAAAAATTATTTCTATTCCAGATATTGACCCTAAAACAGGGAAAAGTAATTTTGACTATGAATATAATGGAATGTCGGTGGAGTTTTTTAATGATCAAGCACTGACAATGGATGATATATCTTATAGATGCCTTTACAAGCAAGACCCAATAGAACGTGAGGGATTGCTTTATCCAGAAGACAAAATAATGAGGTACAAAGAACTTCCTAAAACACGAATTAAAAGAATTACTGGACAATGTGACACGAAATCCTCTGGTACTGATTTTTATGTGTTTCCTTGTCTGGTTGAATTTGAAGGATATGAGGGAACGTACTACTGCACTGATACTATATGCAACAATTCGGCAGATTACGAAAAACAATATGAAAATTCAGCAAATTTAATTGTCGATAATGAAATGCAAGATTGCGATTTTGAAGCCAATCAAGGCGGAGATAGGGTTGCGAATGAAGTCAGAAAACGAGTAGAAGAAAAAGGCTGGTTATGCAATATATCAGACACCGCAACCGAAACGAACAAAGAAGCAAGAATATTTCAGTGTTCTAGCTGGGTATTGCAACATATTGTGTTCAAAGATAGGAGCCTATATGAACCTAAGAGCGATTATGCAGAGATGATGAGTTGGTTATTGAAATATTCAGTATCTGGTAAAAATTTGCACGATGATGTACCGGATGTTTTTTCAAATTTTGCATTAAGAATGAAAAGAGGAAATAAAACAGCTAAAGTTGAAGCCACTATAAATCCATTTAGGAGGTATTAATATTATGGTAACAAAGGAAGTTTTATCACAATATTCGGATTTACAGGAAGAAATCAAAGAAGTAAGGCTAAAGATAGAGCGACTTGAAAGAGATATAAGTAAAATTGAAGCCGGGGAAACTGTTGTAGATTCTGTTTGCGGCGGAGATGGCGGTAAACAACATTTTAAGATTGAGGGCATACCATTTCCAGAGTATGGCAGAAAGAAAACGCTCCTATATGCAAGAAAAGCCACATTACAGTTATTGGAAGATGACTTATTAGAAAAAACCAATGAAGTTGAAGAGTTTATAGCCAAACTTGATGACAGCAGGATGAGAAGAATAATTAACCTTAGGTTTTTGGAAAATAAAAGTTGGGTTCAGATAGCACATATCATAGGTGGGAACACAGAAGATAGTATTAGAATGGCTTTTAACCGGTTTATTGAACAAAAATAATAAAAGTTGTTCGATTTGTTCGGAAACAATATTGTATTATTACGATGAAAGTACTACTCCATAGACAATCTTTAAAAAGTATCGTCACTTAATTGTGGCGGTGCTTTTTATTATGCAAAGAGGTAACAGAATGGATTTTTATAGCAACAAAGACAAATCAATTATATGTCCTAATTGCCACAAGTTCTTAACTAAGGCAGATAGCAAAGACCCAAGGACGCATAAAATAACGTGTGGACATTGTGGAAAATGGATATGGTATGTACCAAACGATGAAGACAGTTTTCAAATTAAGGAAGTACCAAACAATAGGACAACTTCAAGCGGTAAAACGTTTTATTAGGAGCAAGATATGAACACAATGTATTTTCAAGACCTTGTTAGAGGCTGTTATGGTAGAAAAATTGCATACACAAATGTAGATACAATAACTGCTAACAATGTTGTTAAGGTTATTGGAAATACTATAGGTGTATTTAATTGGAATAAACCGGTTATCAAGTATTTGTGGCACTATTACAAGGGCGACCAACCAATATTGTACAGGCATAAGCTAACCAATGAAGATATTACAAACAAGATTGTTGAGAATCACGCATACGAAATTGTTCAGTTTAAGGTAGGGCAGACGTATGGCGAACCAATCCAGTTTATTAGCCGCAAAGATGATGAAGCTATCAATAAGGCAGTTGACATACTTAATGATTTTATGGCGGATGCCAATAAGCAGGAGAAAGACATTAAAGCCGGGGAGTGGCAGTCGGCAACAGGTACATCATTCAAAGCGGCACAGCCTAAAAATGGAGATGTGCCATTCAGAATTGTAGCACCTACGCCACTTAATACTTATGCTATTTATAATGAGAGCACCGAAGAACAGATACTTGTCGTGCAAGAGCTTAAAGACGAGGATGGAAACTGGTATAAGATGGCATTTTCCGACACTATGTCTTTTAGAATTGTTGACAGCAAAGTAGTTGAAACGAAACTACATACATATGGTGAAATCCCTATTGTAGAGTTCCCTAATAACCATGAAAGAATATCTGATATCGAGCTTGTAATAGGTATGTTAGACGCTATTAATAACATGCAGTCTAACAGAATGGATAGTATACAGCAGTTTGTTGAGTATTGGGTTAAGTTTGTTAATTGCGAAATTGACGAAGAGAACTTTAAGAAAATGAAAGAAAATCACGCATTGGTTGTTAAGTCAATGAATAAAGATAACAAGTCTGATGTCGATATTATGACACAGGAGCTTAATCAAACACAATGCCAAGTTGCTAAAGATGATTTGTGGGATAATACATTATCCATATTAGCCATTCCGACAAAACAAAGTAACACCGGCGGAGATACGCAAGGGGCAGTTCAATTAAGAAACGGATGGGACTTCTCTAAGACAAGAGCAAAATTGAAAGACCCTGTTGTTAAAACATGTGAAAAACGATTGGCAATAGTTGTTCTTAATATCCTAAGGCTTGCAGGAGAAGATTTAAAGTTGTCAGTCAGAGATTTTGATGTACAGATAAATCATAGCCCACAGGACAATATGTACACCAAGGCACAGACACTCACAGTATTGCTTCAAAGCGGCATACATCCACTTATAGCAATTAAGACAGTTGGATTATGGGGTGATTCTGAAAAAACATATGTGTTATCTAAACCATATTTAAATAATCTGTACAAAACCATTAAAGATGTAGAAGAACAAGAAAAGAAAGCACAAGAGATAGTTAATCAACTTAATAATAATCAGCAAAATAAGGCAGTTATCGAATAATCGGTACCTGCTTTTATTTTATAAAAATTGCACCTATGCGTGAAATAGGAGAAATCACAAGTTGAGCAACCAACGTAAAAAAGCGTAGTGAATCGGAGGTAATTATGACAAGAGAACAGGCAAAACAGAATCTTATTTCAATCGGAGTGACAGAGCCGACAGACGAACAGATAAGTAATTATCTGAATCAGGTCAATGGCGAGACAAAGAAAGAAAAAGACAGAGCAGACGGCTACAAGGCTAAAGCTGACACAGCAGACAGTTTACAGAAACAGCTTGATGAAATACAGGCTGGTAATCTGACGGAGCTTGAAAAGGCAAATAAAGCCTTAGATACAGCTAATCAGCAGATAGCGGATTTACAGAAATCTAACGCTATCAGAGACCAGAGGGAAGCAGCTATGACTAATTTTAAGATTACTGCTGAACAGGCAAAGACAGTTGTTAAAGACGATGGGAGCCTTGATTATACCGAACTTGGCAAGATTATGTCCGAAAAAGAAACAGCTGCGGCACAGGCTAAGGAACAGGAGATTGCAAAACATCAGGATATTCCGGGCGGTGGCAGTAATAAAGGCGGTGCAGACAATAAGACAAACGCTGAAAAGATAGCAGAAAGCCTTATATCTAATGCACCTAAGAACAATGACGTTTTATCACATTACATTCAGCAATAACAGGAGGTAAGAAATGGCAAAGGAAATGAATATGCAATATGAAAAGACTTCATACGCAGGAGATGTTCAGATTTTAAAGAGAGAGCCTAACGAAGCAATCCCATTAACACTTGATTTTTCAGCGGTAACAGAAAAGGATGCGAATGGAAAGAAGATTGTAAAAGCTGGTACACCTGTAAACAAGTCAGGTGTGGCTGATAATACAGCAACAGCAATCGGAATCTTAAGATTTGATGTAACAGAAGACAGACCACAGGGAGTAGCACTTAAAAAGGCATATCTTAATATAAAGGTAGCGGAAGCACATTCCGGCGTTACATATGACGCAGCAGTTAAGACAGCTCTTCCAATGATTGTATTTGAATAATAACAGGAGGTAAACAGATGTTAATTAATGAAGTATTAGACAGTAAGTCTATCGCATTATCGGCAACAGAAAACGCTAGCAATCAGATACCTTATCTTGGTTTACAGTGGTTTCCTGAAAGAAAGAAACAGGGGCTTGATTTAAGTTGGATTAAGACACACAAAGGACTTCCGGTATCACTTGCACCATCCAACTTTGACACGATTCCAACTCTTAGAGCTAGAGAGGGATTAAGCAAGGAAAAAACACAGATGGCATTTTTCCGTGAGGGAATGACAGTTGGCGAAGAGGAAATGCTTGAAATCGAGCGTATTCAGTCAGCAGACGACCCTTATCTTGCAAGCGCTTTAGCAAGCGTATATGACGATATTAACAACCTTGTAAGCGGTGCAGAAGTTGTACCAGAGCGTATGAGAATGTCACTTCTTTCTACAAATGCAGGTCATCCGGTAATTGCTATCGTAAGTGATGGCGTTCAGTATGCTTACGATTATGACAAGGATGGTTCATACACAAAAGACCATTACGCAAAGTTAACCGGCACAAGTATGTGGAGCGATACAACCAATTCAAAGCCACTTACAGACCTTAACAATGCAAGAAAGAAGTTACAGAAACAGGGCAAGATTGCCAGATATGCACTTATGAACAGCAATACATTCCAGTATCTGCTTGACAATGCACAGATAAGAAACTCAATCCTTGCACAGAACCTTACAGCAACTATTGAGGTTGACGATGATACTGTTATTTCAGTAGTACAGAAGAGAACAAAGCTCACTATCGTGCTTTACGATAAGATGTACATTGATGATGATGGTAAGGAGCAGTACTTCTACCCGGATAACAAGGTTACACTTCTTCCAGCTAGCAATCTTGGTAGCACTTGGTTCGGCACTACACCAGAAGAAAGAACAGCAAGACAGTTACCTAATGTCGATGTTACAACATACGGTGTAGGTATTACGGTTGCTACGAAGACAGAGTACGGACCACCTATGAAGATGTCAACATTCGCTTCCGAAGTTGTACTTCCATCATATGAAAATATGGATAGCACATTCGTATATGAGGTTCATAGCGAAGAGTAGGAGGTGCAACTATGAAATATCCACATATAGTGGTTCATAATGGCAAATGGTATAGCGCAGGCGAAGAAGTCCCGGAAAAGAACAATTCTGGGGCTTCTTTCGATTATAGCAAGACAACCATTAATCGTATGTCTACATCTGATTTACAGGTTTTTGCTACAAAACAAGGCATAGACAACGCAGAAGAACTTACAGGAGCAGAGTTGAAGAAGCTGTTAATTGAGAAATTAGGATTATAGGAGCTTAAATTATGGAATACACCACATTAGAACAGGTTAAAATCAGACTTAAACAATTTCATATTGATACAGTCACGAATGATGATGAAACAACATCTGATGTGGTAGTGTTCGACAACAAAGAAGATAATCCAATAATCGAACAGCTTATTAAGCAGGCTACAGAAGATGTAAAGGCAAAAAGAAATTATCCAGACAGCTACACAGACGAAATGATAACCGAGGACTTAAAGAGATTTGAGAGTGTTATTGTTAATCTGGCTGTCTATGACCATTCACAAGCAGGTGAAGCATTTATGGCAAGCTACAATGAGAATGGTGTCAACAGAACTTGGAAAGATAGAGACAACTTATTTGTTGGGGTATTTCCTTTTGCTAAAGTCTTATAAAGAAGATTGTGCGTTACCAATATGGTAGCAGGCGGCACACATTAAGCGGTGGTGGGTGGTGTGCCATTATTCATTATGAAAGGCGGTATATCAATGCCAACAGCAGTAATTATAAGTATTATTTCGGTTACTTTTTCCGTCTTTTTTGGGCTGTTTACATTAGGATTTAATCTTAAGAATAGCAAAAAGTCTGACAAGGCAGAACTTACGGAGCGTGTAAAGGAAAATACACGCATAAATATGAAACTTGACACAATATCAGGCAACACAACAGAGATAAAGAATGAAGTTATAGAAATGAGAAAAGAGCTTAATTCTCACGATAGCCGAATTGTCAAGGTTGAAGAAAGCGTAAAGTCAGCACACCACCGAATAGACGGATTGGAAACACGGCTTAATGAAGATAAGGAGGTATAGCAGAATGGAAATTATGCAGGTATTAATCGCAAATATGACAATTATCCTTGCGATTGTCGGGGCGTTAGCTTTTGTAGTGTCTGTAATTACACAAGTAATTAAGGGCATTGGAGTATTCAATAAAGTGCCTACAGATATTATAGTATTTATCCTGTCAATCGGTATTACTGTAGCAGCATTTGTTGCCTATATGCAGTATGTTCAGATGACAATACTGTGGTATATGATTCTTGCGGCAATTATGGCAGGATTTGTTGTAGCATTTATTTCAATGTATGGATGGGAAAAGCTGTCTGAATTATGGAAGCGATTTGGCAAGGATGTGAAGTAATATGCTTGACATCAATAAGCAGGCTATGAAGTATTCGCTTCAAGGACAGACAGTAACCATTTACGAAAGAGATGATGATGGCAATATCCTATATGAGGGATATACCGACACAGAGGGTAACTTCATTCCTTATCTTGATGATGAGGGAAATAAGATACCTAAAGTTCTTGAAGAAAAAACAGGCTTTTCAGAGCCAGTTGACTTCAAAGCAAACATAGCTTTCAGCGGTGGAGAAGCACAAAGCAAGGAATACGGCTTTGATACCGCTGATTTTGACGCTATTTTGCTGACAGATAGGAATGTGTTGCCTATTCAAAAAGGCGACCTTATATGGCTCGATAGCAAGCCTACATACACATCTGACAGTCTTGTTGATGAAACATCAGCGGATTTCACGATTGTAGGCATTAAGCCGGCATTATATTCAACTAAGTATATGCTTAAAGCAGTTGTAAAGTAGGTGCGATATGGCAAGACATACAATTAAAATATCCTTGTCTCAAAATTCGATAAATGAAGCTATCAGACAGCTAAAACAGTATAAAGAATGGGTTACTGAAAAGACTTGCCAACTTGTTAAAGAGCTTGCGGAAATTGGAATACCTGTCATAGATGAAAACATGGCAAAAGCTAGCTACGCTTACGATGCAGAAGGTGTCAGAAGTGGTTCTAACACAAACCACTACACATACGTCAAGCTCCGGTCTTTTGGCGGCTACAATGAAGCGATTCTGATTGTAGAGGGCAAAGAACTTATGTTTATTGAGTTTGGAGCCGGTGTTTTTTACAACGGAGAAGCAGGTACAAGCCCACATCCAAAAGGCGAAGTAAATGGTATGGTAATCGGTTCCTATGGCGAGGGACACGGCGTTCAAAAGATATGGGGATATTACGCCGACAGCGGAGAACTCATTCTTACACACGGCGTAGAAGCACAAATGCCTGTTTATAAGGCTGATATGGAAATAATCCAAAAATACACAGAAGTGGCAAGGAGAGTGTTTAGTTAATGGCAAATGCTAATGATTGGGCGACAGACCTTGAAAGTACAGTTGTGGCACTTGTCAAGGCTAAGAGCCTACCACAGTTACAAAAGAAATATCCCAAGGTCAGAATTACTGACGAGGGAGAAAGTAGCGGTTCGGCAGTATTCCCTACCGTATACATTCATTTACTAACCCCAACCGAACAGGGACAAACACTTGACGGGCAAACGATTAACGCATTGTTAGCGACATTTCAAGTAGATGTCACAACCAACACAAGCAAGTCTGACTGCCGTAAGGTTATGGCAACAGTTATGAATGTTTTTAAAGAGATGAGATTTCAAGGCAAATCATTGCCGGAAACTTCAATAAACAACAAGATATATCACAGCGTGGCACGTTTTAGCCGTGTCATCGGTGCGAATGACAGATTAATTTAGCAACAAAGAGCAGAAATGCTCTTATTTTTTTTATCCAACAGGAGGTAGACAAATGGCAAATGCAGTAGCAGGGTTAAGCACATTAGGCGTTACTTTTTCTTACGGCGTTGAAACAACGGCAGGAACAAAGCCAACAGCCTTTAAGTTACTTTCAAGAATTAACTCTATTGGCGAAATTACGGTAACACCGGAAGCAATAGACGCTTCGGCACTTGAAGACAGGCAGACAAGAAATATTGCCGGAAGAGATACTGTATCTGACACAGTTACAGTTACTGTTAACAAAACAGATGAAACTATTGAAGAATGGAAAGCTGTTATTACCGCTTACAATGGTTTAACTGGTGGTAAGAGAATGTGGTTCCAGGAGATTACTCCGGGCATAACAGACGCAGAGTTCTTTGTAGCACAGCCACCATCAAAGTTACCAATCACAAGTAAGGAGCAGAACGGACTTCTTACAATGGCACTTAACCTCATTATTGAGGAAATGGTAGGTACTGACGCAAAGGTAGAGCCTACACCGGGGGAATAGTCAGTCAGTCACTTGATACAACAAATGCTGTTGTGACTGACAAGGAAGAAACAGCGGATTACACACCAATAGGTGAATAACAAGTCAGTAAAGGGCGGTCTAAGGGCTGCCCCTTTCCTATAGAAAATATAGGAGGAAAGGAAAATAACTATGGAAATTAAAGCAAATGGAAAAGAATATGCACTTAGATTTAGTTTTGACGCAGCAGAGGACAGAACTATTGTTCAGAAAATGTTTAATTACCTTACAGGTTCTTCAATGTTTGAAGATATGGACGGCAACCCGGTTCAGAGAGCACTTGAAGGAGCAGCGATAACAGTCGGAAATATGCCGCAGACTTGCATAGACGCAGTATATGCAGGATGTCTTGAAAAAAATGCTGTAACAAGAGAAGAAGCTAAACAGATAGCAAGAGCATATTTAAGTGAAAACAAGAAAAATTACAGGGATTTATTCCTTGAAATTATAAAAGCGATGGAAGAAGACGGTTTTTTCGACCTGTCGGGAATAACATCGTCTCTGAACGCAATGGCGGAGAACATAGAGAAACAGATGGCGGAAGAAAATCCCGAAAAATAGACATCCATAAGCTAATATGGGAAAAATATTTTCCTGTGGCTTTTGCTATGGGAATTACGATAGAAGAATTTAAACACATGACACCTACAGAATTTGAATACTGCCTAAAAGGTTACAAAATACGGAGAAACGCACAGAACATAGACTTATGGACGTATGCTATAACCTATCTTATCCCGGCAATCAAATTCGGTGTTAGAAGTGGAGCTTGGGGAAAAGACAAGGTAGATTTCCCTAGTGAACCTATCAACTTGAATAATAACGAAGAACCAACAGAAGATGAGATTGAGAAAAAAAGAAAAGCCTTTGCACTTCAAATGAAAACGATGAAGGCTAATTGGGATTTAACTCACAAAAAAGGGTAATAAGACAATAGTTTTATTACCCTTTATTTTTTTATAAAAAGGCAGGTGCAAGGCGTGGAATTAGATTCATTAGAGTTAAAAATACAAGCGACAGCAACTAAAGCGAATAATGCTATCGACAATATGATAACAAGGCTTGAAAAACTGTCGGGGAAATTAAACAGTATTAACGGCACATCATTATCCGGGCTTGCGAATGGTGTTAATAGGCTTGCGGCAGCAATGCAGACAATGAAAAATGTCGGAACGGCAGATTTCACAAGGCTTGCCAAGAATATCACAAAATTAGGCAGTATAAACACTGTTTCATTGAACAATACGGCTAGTTCGCTATCGCATATTACAAGGGCATTTAGTAATTTAGCAAGTGTCCCTCAAAATGCCGCAAGTATAGGTACACTTGCACAAGGGATAAGCAGACTTGGAAGCAAAAGCGTTCAAAATGCGACAGTTAATATTCCAAGACTTACAGCAAGCCTTATAACAATGCTACAACAACTGTCGAGAGCACCGGCGGTAAGTAATGGAGTGATAAGACTTGCGGATTCACTTGCTAATCTTGCATCCCAAGGAAGCAGAGTTAATACAGCTTCTGCAAGCCTTCAAGGTTCACTAAACAACACAAACAAAGCTGCAAAGAGAACCCACAAAGGAGTAAAAAGCCTTGCTTCTATTTTTGGTAAATTATATGCTAACTTCTTTTGGGTTATAAGAGGAATGAAAAGCCTCTGGAAGTCTATAGAAAGTACCGCAGACTACATAGAGGCATTTAACTACAAAGCCGTAGCTTTCGGGAAAATAGGCTCTGAATGGGGCAAAGAGTATGAGAAGTACGGATATGACAATGCAGAAGCTTATGCAAATAGTTTTTCAAAAAGAGTTGATGAACTCTTAGGGAAATTATCCGGGTTAAGCGTAGATGTTAAAGGCGGATTAATTAAAGCTGATTCTGCTAAAAACCTTGGACTTAACATACAAGAGATAACGCAGTATGCTTCGCAGTTAGCTTCTGTCACTAACTCATTAGGGCAGACAGGCGAAGCGACAACAGCAATAACAAAGTCAATGACAATGTTAGCAGGCGATATAAGCTCGCTTTTTAACGTGGACTATTCAACAGTAGCCACAAACTTACAAAGTGGCTTAATCGGGCAGTCAAGGGCATTGTATAAGTATGGTATTGATATTACCAATGCCACATTAGCAACATACGCTTATAACTTAGGGATAACTAAGAGCGTAAGTGAAATGTCGCAAGCTGAAAAACAACAATTAAGATTTATTGCAATTCTTGACCAGTCTAAGGTATCTTGGGGCGACTTAGCAAACACTATCAACAGCCCTAACAATATGCTTAGACAGTTCAAGACAAATTTGTCTGAAACAGGAATGGTATTAGGACAAATCTTTGTTCCAGTATTGCAAAAAGTAATGCCTGTTGTAAATGGCGTAACAATAGCTTTCAAAAGGCTTCTTGTCAGTATTGCTCAATTTGCAGGGGTTAAGATTGACTTTGAGAGCTTCGGACAGAGCGGCTATAAAGATACAACAGACGGATTGGAAGATATTTCGGATGGCTATGACGGAGTAGCTGAAAGTGCGAAAAAAGCAGCTATTTCCCTTATGGGGTTTGATGAAGTCAATAAACTTTCCGAAAATAGTGATAGCAGCGGTAAAAACACAGGAACCGGGGATATTGACTTAACAGATAAAATTGTCGAAGCTGCAAGCGAATACGAAAAAGTATGGCAGAAAGCCTTTGACAATATGAATAATAAAGCCAATGAATGGGCGGATAAATTTGAAAGTAAACTTTATTTCCTTAAGAACATAGGCAAGTTAATTGCCAACGGCGAATATTATAAAGCCGGAGAAACCATTGCTAAAAAACTTAGTAATGGTATTCACTCTTTCGGGTGGGACAAGACAGGAACATTCATTGGAAAAAGCATTACTAACACGTTAGATTTAGTTGCCGGGTTTACAAATAACTTTAATTGGAAACGGCTTGCAAGCGACCTTACTTCTTTAATTAACAATGCAATAAAGAATATTAAGCCTAAGAGTTTTGCAAGTGCAATTAACGGCATTTTAAATGGAATATGGGATTTTGTAACAACCTTTTTTAAGACACTTAATTGGAAACAGTTTGCTAGCTTTATCGGGCGACTCTTACAAGAAATTGATTGGGGAACTGTAGCAAAAATAGGACTTGCCGTAGGAATGGGTAAATTAGCAAAGACAGCCGCAACAAGTTTCTTTGGTGGTTTTAAATCCCAAGTGTCAACTGGCAACTTAGTGAGCGGAGTTGGAAGCGTAATGGCTTTAGCAGGTACAAAAGTAGGAAGCGCATTTATAAGTGGACTTACTTCTCCGTTTGGGGCAGTTGCAACAATAGTAGGAGGAGTAACCGCAGCGGTTCTGATATATGAGACCAAATATTACAGAGAACTTGCAGAACTTTATGAAAAGGCTAGAGGAGAAGTTGATGAAATAACGCAAAAATTTGTTGATGACATTGACACCTCGAATGACAAGATAAAAGAACTTGCTGACGGAATTTACGATTCATTCCAAAAAAACGATACAAACACGCAAGCTGACAAGCTCAAAATAATAGCAGATAAATACTTTGAGTTAGCAGATGGTGCTGACAAGAGTGCAGAAGCCTTACAAAAACTTGATGAGTACAAGAAAATACTTATCGAAGAGGGCGGAGAACAATTTAAGACAATACTTGATGATGAAAACAGCAGTTTGGATGACCAGAAAGAGAAAATTTATGATGTCATAGACGCATTGAAAGCAAAAGGTTTACAGGAAGCTGCGTCAAAGGGAATAACCGAGACAACAGACCTCATTATGGAACAGCGTAACACTTATGACAAAAGCAAGAGTGAAACGAAAAAAGCACAGCAGAAAGCGGTCAATCTTCAAGCTGAATATCAGATTGGGCAAGACCAAATGAGGACATACCTTGCCGAACATTACAAATATGGCAATTTTCAACCTATATTAAGTAAAGACGGCAAAAAAATCATTCAAGACACGGCAGAAGTAGCAAATAAGTTTTGGGACATGTACGACAAGTACGCAGATGAAGCATTCAACGAGACATTGCCAAACGGACTTAGAAAGTCGGATGAGAAAATAGCAGAAATAACTGCTAGTAGTAAAAACGTAGGAAAACAGTGGCGAGACGCTACTGCAAACTACGAAGCACTTAACGAAAAATACAGGGAAAGTGCAGATGTATTGGCAAATCTTGAGACACAGCTTGATTATTATACCTCTATTGCAAGCGGAGCAATAGACACCCAAACATCGTTGTATGCTTATCAAGAGCAAAAAGCCAACGATACAAAGACACGCTATAAGGAATTAGCTGAAAATATAACAAGTGTAAGTGACGTTTTGAAAAATACAGATGCCACTAGCCAAACAGTTTCAAGCAAAATGGAAGAAGGCTTTAATCCAAGTAAATGGAAAGGAATAGGAACAACTTCTATAAGCAATTACATCGGTGGAATAGGAGACCCTGCTAAGACACAGTATGGTGTTCAAGTGGCACAACAGGTAGCACATAAAATAGTGGGACCATTTAACACAAAATCAGATTTTGCAAGCTATGGTAAATACAGTATTCAAGGTTACCTTGAAGGATTAAAAGCCGAATGGGGTAACAGAGTTAAGAAAGGCTTAGAAACTGTTACAGATGGAATTAAGAATATCTTCAAAAAAGGATTTAAAATTTCTTCTCCATCAAAACTTTTCAAGCAATACGGTAAGTGGACACTTGAAGGATATGACATAGGTTTTGAAAATCAAGCTAGAGAAACCTATCAGATGGTAACAGGTTGGAGCGACAAGATTGCTAACGTTCCTGAAAGCCTTGGGGAATACAATGCGGACTATTCTGCTAGTTACAGCAATGAAGTTACCGCTGAATACAGTTCGTCAGAACAGGTGGCACTTATGCAGGAACAGAACCGCCTTTTAAGGGAATTACTTAACAAGGAAACTGTAATTGTTCCAAACGAAAACGGAATTTTCAATACTGTTAGAAGACAAGCCAATGAGTATGTCAGACAAACAGGCGACTTGCCCTGGACAGTATAAAGGAGGAATAGGATGTTTTTAGAAATAAATGATGTGGATATTTCGCCTTATATTAAGTCCTTGCAGCCAAGTCACGAATCAATATGGAACAGCAAGGCAGGGCGAAGCATAGACAGCGAAGCAACGTTTGTCGGAAGAATTGTGGCAAGAAAATGGAAGTTACAGGCAAAGACGATACCTTTATCGCAAGAAAAAGTAGCCAAGATAGTCGGATTGTTAGAACAGTCCGACTTTTTTAGTGCAAAATTCATCCCAACAAATGGAACTGATTTTATTAAAAAGAATTTTTACGTCGGCTCTATCAGTACACCGGTTTACAGTTACAATGACGAATTGTCAAACGTAAGATACAGTGAATTATCATTCGACATTATAGAAAGGTAGGCAAATGAAAATGACTTATACAAACTCACAAATTGCAAAAATGCACAATGACATTCAGGCAATCAAAAAATACAAATTTAAGGCAGATACGGCTTTTACAATCATAAAAAATGCAAAGGCGCTTAAAAATGCCATCGAGCTTTTTGATGAAGCAAGACGTAACCTCTTGGAAACGTATGCTGAAAAAGATGAAATGGGAAATGCAAAGATTGAAAATGGCAATTATGTTATTTCAGATAAAGAGGAATTTGCAAAGGAGTTCATATCCTTGCAAAATGCCGAACAGGACATAGATTTCTCAAAAATCAAGCTGTCGGATATTTCAGAAATTGAAATAGAAGCAGAATTAATGGAGACAATGAGTGAATTTATCGAAGAGTAGGTGGTTGAATGTATTCTACAAGTGAAGCATTAACAGACGCAATTATCAACGGCGAACCAATTAACAAAGAATTACGATTACTTGACAGCGACGGAGTGGTTATTAAAACCATTAAGTCGCTTAAATTATATAGTGGGAGTAACAGCACAAGCAGAATACAGATAGGTTCGACCAATTCTTCTTACATAGAAGCAAGTATTGAATATGACAAGGTTCTTGCAAACAGAGAAATGGCATTATACTGCGGCATTGATAGTGAAATGATACCAATGGGTATATATAAGATAATGCAAGAGCCGACAGAAGATGACGGAATAATTTCGTTCAAAGCCTATGACAGAATGAGACTTCTTGACAAGCTATATGAACCGAAAGTGGCTATCCCTAACGGCTTTAAGAATGTTGTGGATGACATTGCCAAACAATGCGGCGTTACAGTAAATTTTAGTTACACCGGCGGAACTGTCAGAAATTACATTAAAGGATATACCTGCCGAGAAATGATAGGGTACATCGCTTCTATGCTTGGAGAGTTTGCCTACTTTGATAGACAGGGTGTGCTTAATTTTGGGTGGTACAATTTTGGAAAACCGGTTGAAAAAACACTTAGTTCATTTTGGAGCTTGAAAAAAGACAGCAGTGATTACAAAGTAACAGGCGTTGAATTTATTGTAAACAGCGACACAAAATGGCTTGCAGGTAGTGAACCTAATGTCATTTATTGCTCTAACCCTCTTGCAGACCTAAAAGACGCAGAAAATGTTTATTACGGGCCTATGAAAGACTTAACGTACCGCCCGGCAGAAATTAGTATGCTTGATGACATTCGCCTTGATGTGACAGACGTTGTTAAAGTGACATTACTTGACGGAACCACAATAAGAGTGCCTTGTATGACACTCAATCAAGATTTTACCGCAAGCGAAACAAAGGTTAAAGCGGTAGGGAATGCCGACGGAGAAGCAAGTAATTATTCGGGACCGCTCACAACGGCAATGGATAGATTGACAACTGACTTGTTACTGACAAACAGGGTGGTTGCGACCAAAGTCGACGCTGAATGGGTAAGAGCTAACACAGTAACAGCAGATAAAATAACAGCTATACAGGCTGAAATCGACGAAATAAACGCAAACAACATCACTACTGATAACTTGTCTGCAAATGTTGCTAAACTTGGTTATCTGACAGCAGATAGTGCCATAATCAAGGGGAAATTAGACGCAAATGAGTTATCTGCGGAAGTTGCAAAGTTAGGTTATTTGACCGCTGATAGTGCTGTGATTAAGGGAAAGTTAGACACTAGCGAATTATCGGCAGAAGTAGCAAAACTTGGCTACTTAACGGCGGATAGTGCGGTCATAAAAGGAAAGTTAGATACGAACCAATTATCAACAGAGGTTGCAAAGTTAGGCTATATGACAGCAGATGAAGCGGACATAAAGTATGCCAATATCAAACTCACAAACATTGAAACCGCAAACGTGGCTACATTGCTTGCAAATGTTGGATTGATTGACCGTGCAACCGTAGTTGAGGGACATATAACAGGCTTTCTTGACAGCGTAGAGGTAAATGCAAACAAGATAACCGCAGGAACACTTGTTGCGGATAGAATACTTCTCAAAGGTTCGGAAAATGGATTGCTTTACGCACTTAATAACCTTGGCGAACTGACAAGCACTACGGTTGACAGTTTAGACGGATATGTACTCACTGACCGTACAATCAATGCAGATAAGATAGTCGCAAGTAGCATAACCGCAAATGAACTTGATGTTGCGAACATATTCGCTGATAATGCGGTAATCTCAACGATTACTTCACAAGAAGCGTTTATCAATGCTATCAGTACAAATAGTGTGGTTGTAGGTGCAAAGAAAACCGCTGACGAGATTAAAGAGAATATCTACACTCCAAACACCACCACGATTGACGGTGGGAAAATTACAACCAATTCCATAAAAGCTAAACAGATTGACGTTACTAACTTGTTTGCACAAGACATTACCGCAAGTGGAACTATTACAGGTGCTAAACTGTATGGTACATATTTGGAATCGACAAGTGGTAAGATTGCAGATTTCAACATTACGGAAAATGGCTTTTCAAGAGAGCTTGATTGGGTAGACCAATGGAATAGTAGTGCCGCAGGCATAACAGGAAGTTACAAGGCTTGGTGTAAAATAACCCCAAACGGAGCCGGACAAATTAACATCGGTGCAGGAGTAGGAACTTTTACTTACAAATGTCCGACTATCAGATGTGGATATTACGATAGAAGTCAAGACGGAAAAACTGTAACAAAAATAACGTCTTTTGAAACAGATATGATGGGGATTAGCACAAATTACTTTAAGGCAGACAAGATTATTAGCGATTTAATCCCAATTCCAGCAACAGACGATGTACCTACTCCGTCTGGGTATAGGGCAACTTTTCCTAATCTTGGCTCTCCACAACAAACTTGGCAAAATTTATATGTTAAAAGTATATATGTTAAGGCAGGTATAGGAGATGTAGGAGATGAAACAACAGGAAATATTGAGGCTTCTGGCAAAATCACAGCACAAGGCGACATTATCGCAGGACTTGGAACGGATAAGCAAGTGAGTTTACAAGGGCTAAAAGATACAACTACTCAAATAAGAGGCAAGTCTATTTTCAGTATTAATAATTATGGCGCAGGAGCGTCAAAAAAAGGTAGTTCAGTATCGCTTTGGAAAGATAGTGCAACTCTTACTCACGGGTTTTACATTGCGATTATTTCGGCAGTAATATCAACAAATACTGGCACTAGCCGTATTGAATTATTAGCCAACGGCAATGTACTTGTGGCTGCGCGTACAAATTCAACCACTTATGAAAGAGTGCTTGCAGTACATAATTTTGGTGTTAGTGGTGAACAAAGTTTTAATTTTGAATTAGTAGCAAAAAGCCAAGACGCTAGCTCAACTGTTACTGTTCCTGGTTATAGGACCTATAGTGTCTTAATATTCAAAATTGGTTAGAAAGGAAAAAAAATGAAAGCAATAATCAATGAAAAGTTATACGATACAACAACATCAGAAGTTGTTTACATAGGGAATATGGAAGCCTTATATAAAACCAAAAATGGGGCGTATTTCAGAACTTCAAGCGAGGGAATACAGCCTATGGGAATTGAAGAAGTCAAAGAATATCTCGGAATTAAAGACGTAGACGCTTACATTAAAGAATTTGGTTCTGTAGACATTGCATAGTAAAGGAAAGGAGACTTAATCATGTCAAGAATTTTAAGAACTGGTGAAAATCAGATTACACAATCTTATCAGCAACATTATGACAAAGTTCATTCGAGAAATGGATGGGCTATCGGTGTTGACGTTGTAAAGAAAACCAATCAATGTGATAGTATTATAGCACATACTGACGGAACGGTTGTTAAAGTTATGGATAAGATGACAGGAACGAACTGTGTTCATGACCCAGAGGGAATGGGTTATGGAAATTATGTTATGATAGAGCATGAAAATCGTTATGTGACGTTGTATGCTCATCTCAACAGCGTTAAAGTCAAAGAAGGACAGGAAATCAAGAAAGGTACAATATTAGGCTATATGGGTAACACAGGATTCAGTTATGGAGCACACGTTCATTTTGAGGTTAGAAAATACAAGAGCCTTAATGTGACAATCGGTATTCACGATACAAGGAACTTCGATTGGCTCAATCCTGAACCTTACCTTGACGCAGATTTGCCAATCGTTGAACCTAGTAAAAATGTTGTAGGCTTCTTAGATGTGGCAAAAATGGATGGCAAAGACCGATTATTTGTCAGCGGATGGACTTATGGTGGAAGTGGAGATGTCAAAATCAAAATATCCAAAGCTGGTGTGAACTATTATCTTTACGATATAAAAGCTAATCAGTCAAGGATAGATGTATTAGAAGCAGGCTATCCAACAGACAAGGTAGGATTTAGTGATACTTGCCCGGTTGCATTAGCTGACGGAACATACAATGTAGAAGCATACGTTGATAATGTGAAATTGACTAATACTAAGCAGATTACAGTTAAGAGAGAGCTTGCAAGATACAGTTATGCTTCTTATCCTAGCACAAGTAATGACTATTACAGGATTAGGACTTCATTTCATAATGAAAAAACAAGCAAGGGTTCATTCCATTCATTCGCATTAGCCTTTGATGAATGGGAAAGAAACAAAGACAAAGGTTATCACATCTATGACAAGTCAGGCAGACAGCTTGATTAATTGCAAAATAAAAGATGTTGTGTCGAAACTTGCGAATTGAACCGCCTTTAATCGGTTTTATAAACGTGATAAATTAAAAAAGTCCTCTAAGGGGACAATTTCAAGTTCTGGTGGGGCAATATTTGATTGGCGTTGGTATTGCCCCTAAAAAAGAAAAGGCAAGGGGATTCCCTTGCCTTTAATTTATGATTGCTTCTTCCTAAAGTGGCAATACAAAGAGGTTGCAATCCCTAATAAAGAAGAAACTATAATCATATAAAACCCAGCTGTTCTTTCGATTGGTGGGGTTGTGCCAATAGCATTAAATAATTTTTCAGCTTCCGGGGTATACTTCATTTTTACTAAAGAAAAAACAAACGCACAAATAAAACTGAAACTTGCACCAATAGGGACTTCTTTATATAAAAACAGAAATGCAACAAATCCAGCTATAAGACACCAACATCCTTTTGAAATAGATATTTTAAAAAGGTTGTAGCTTATTCCTAATGTTTTAGCAAATGGAACAAGTGTGCCTATAATTATTAAAGCAGAAAGAAACATTCCGAAGTAGCTTGCTATCTTATATTCTCTCTGATTATACTTTTCCTTTGAATAATGTATAATGCAATACGGACATTGCATATACGTTTCTTTTCTGATTACAGCCCCGGTATAATCTTTAATTTCTCTTTCGTATGCGTGCATTTTATTCCCACATCTTTCACATATCATATCATCCATATAAACCACTCCTTAGTCTTTTATAAAGTAAACTGTCGAAACTTGCGATTTGTTTATCATCGCAATAAAAACAGTTATGATATATTTATAAAGTAAATTATATGACAGCATTTTGCTATTGACAATATAGAACATTTGTTCTAATATTAGGTTATCGCTATTTAGTTGTATTTTGGGAGGGTTGAAATGGAAAAAGAAAAAATGGATAAAAAAGAAGAACTCCTACATGATATTATATCAATAATAGAAGTTCTTCCGGTTTGTGAGTGCCAAAGAATTAAGGATTACTTGTCGGAGTTATACTTTTCTTGACATTCAATTAAGCTGTTTAACAAATTAAGTACAACCTTTTTATGCCCACGCGTAAGTTGGTTGTATTTTTTTATTACTTTTGCTTCTTCTTCGCCCTGATGTCCTTGCTTATAAGTGAGGTATTCTTCTTTACCCCATTCGGTAAGGCTTTCTGGCAGCACTCCTAAAGCATCGGCTATCTTTTTTAACATCTCAACATCAATTTTCTTGATATTTCCGGCTTCGTACTTTTGTACAGTAGCTTCTGTCAACCCGATTTTGTCGGCTAGTTCTTTAAGAGTAATATCTTTTTCTTTTCTGTATTTCTTTATATTGTTACCAACTCTTGTGCAAAACTGTGTACTCATTGCTATCACTCCTTTCTTTTGTTATTGTATTATAATACTATCATACTATGATAAAAAAGTAAACAATTTTATAAAAAAACTATCATAACATTATTGACATTACTATCGTGGTGTGATAGTATACTATCATAGCAAGCAAGAAAGGAGGAAGCATAAATGAACTTACCAAAACTTAAAGGTGTCATTAGGGAACGTGGTAGAAACTATAACCAGTGCTCAACAGCTATCGGGAAAAGCATTACAACCTTTAATTCAAAGATGAATGGCAGAATCCCTTTTACTATTGTTGAATTAGAAGACCTCGGCAACTATCTTGAAATGACAGATAGTGAAAAAACTGAAATTTTTTTGCGATAAAACTATCATAGTGTGATAGTTTCACAGAGATTAAGGAAAGGAGAATGAAATGAACGAATTACAGATTTTTAATTCGGAAGAGTTTGGAGAAATCCGAACAGTTACAGTTAACGATGAAGTTTGGTTCGTAGCCAAAGATGTGTGTGAAGCATTAAAGCACACGAATACAACAGTAGCAATGCAGATGTTAGAAGAAGATGAACGCACTAAACTTTCTTTAGGGCGTGCAGGAGAAACAAATTGCATTAACGAAAGTGGTCTTTACACTTTGATTATTAAAAGCAATTTGCCAAAAGCAAAGAAGTTTCGCAAGTGGGTTACATCAGAAGTCATTCCGTCAATCCGTAAGAATGGCGGCTACATAGCAGGGCAGGAAACGTTATCTGATGAAGAACTTATGGCAAAGGCACTTCTTGTAGCCAATAACAAGATAGCTGAAAGAGATAAGATAATTGAACAGATGAAACCTAAAGAGATTTTTGCAGATGCGGTAGCAACAAGCCATACATCAATCCTTGTTGGAGATTTAGCGAAGTTAATTTGTCAGAATGGCTATCAGATAGGGCAGAAACGATTATTTGATTGGTTGAGAGAGAATAACTTCCTTATTAAATGCGGTTCATCAAGGAATATGCCACAGCAGAGATTTGTTGAGCAGGGATTATTTGAAATCAAGGAAAGCAACCTTGTTAATCCGGATGGTTCTGTGAGAATTACCAAAACTACAAAGGTTACAGGTAAAGGGCAGGTCTATTTTGTTAATAAGTTCTTGAAAGGAGCTAAGAATGAAACAGCCTAAAGCCTTAACAAGAGAATTGAAAATTGCCGCATCTGCCTATGGGCTTATTCCTAGTCAGTGGATGTTACTTAAAGATGACGGCGGAAGCTATGTAACACTTATAAGCAAAGACGGCAAAAAGCAGAAAACGATTGATAGATACGCAAGGGCAAAGAGAAGATGAATAAAAGAATAATAATTAATGTTTCCGCAGCTATGCTTGTGATTATTCCCATTGTGATAGGGAAGATAAAAGCAACCAAGGCAACGATTTCTACCGAAAATGAAACAGTTGCCTGTGAGATTGAAACGGAAACCTTTGAAACTGAAAAAATAACGAAATATTTTACTCCGGAATATGACTTAGGGATTGAAAAAGACAAGTACAGTTTTATTCCACTAAGCAAGAGCGACAGGGAAATAATAAGAAGCTCCTGTGAAAAATACAACATTGACTATGACTTAATGTTAGCTGTAGCAAAACAGGAAAGCTGTTATCAGATGACAGCATACAATCCTATATCCGGAGACTACGGAATATTCCAGATTAATGCTAAAACTTGGAATAAAACAGCCAATGAGAATGGCTTGTATGACTACAAGTATTCCCTTAAGGATAATTCCGAGATGGCTTGTTACATTATGAGTCTTTGTATGGAAGAAGCTAATGGGGACACCCGGATTGCTTTGAACTATTACAGAACAGGAACACCTAATGCAAAGTATGAAGCAGAAAGCGACTATGCAAGCATTATTTTAGAAGAATTGAAAAAAATAAGGAGAATGAGTGAATGATAATAACAGATTTTAACGAAATGCCAGTTGGAGATTTGGAAAAAATCTCACAGGGACTGCCTATTAGTTTTGTAATTGAAGATGGCAAAATAACCAGGGCAGAAAGGAGAGAAGAATGAATAACGCAAGAATGTCCGGAACAATGACAACTCCCCCTTATTTGCTTTGGACAGCTAAAAATGGAAAAGAGTTTTACACTTTTGACATATCGGTCAAAAGAGATAGTGGGATTTATGATATGGTTCCCGTAATAACCAAAAAGGATAATCTTATCTACGACGTTGATGACAGGATAACCCTTAATGGAGAAATTAGAAGCAGAAATTCTGACGGACACCTGTTGGTGTACTTTTACGCAACAGAAAGTATGATTTATTCAGGAATTGATGAAAATGTAGTTTCTCTTGAGGGAATTGTGTGTATCAAGAAAGAAATCAGGGAAACCTATTTTTCAAAAAAGAAAATTACGGATTTTTCACTTGCTGTTGACAGGAAATATAATTGGAAGTCTGACTATATCCCTTGCATAGCTTGGGAACACAGTGCGGAAGTAATTAATGATGATATTGCCGTAGGCACAGGAATTGGAATTACAGGCAGATTTCAGTCAAGGGATTATATGAAGAATGGTGAAAAGAAAACAGCCTTTGAAGTATCAGTTATGAACCTTGAATGGTAGAAAGGATAGTTTATGGAGTTAAAAAAAGTAGTGCTTGAAAACTTTATGTGCTATGCACACGCAGAATTTGATTTTTATGCCATTACAAAGATTATGGCTAAGAATGGTAAAGGTAAGTCAACTATTGCCACGGCTTATCTGTGGTGCTTGTTTAACTGTGATTATGAATTAAAGGATAATCCGGTTGTCAGAAGAGAGATTGACGGAGTATCAGTTGATGATATGGACACAAGTGTTGAGCTTACATTTGATGTTGACGGAAAAGAAATAACTATGAAGAAAGTGCAGAAGCGCACTTATGAAGAAGTAATAAAGGACGGAGTTGTTATAACAACTGTAAAAGACCCTAATTCATATTATATCAACAGCGTTTCAAAGACATTAAAGGCATTCAATGAATATCTTGATGTTAATATGAACATTTTCAAAATGTGTAGCAATATCAATGTATTTCTTACACAGAAGCCAAAGGAAATGAGAGAATATCTTTTCAGTTTAGTAAAGAAAACAACCGACCTTGATATGGCAAAGTCTAAAAGCGAACTTGCCGAATTGGTACCACTTCTTGAAAAATACACATGCGAAGAAATACGTGCTATGAAAAATAAAATCAAAAAAGATGTTGATGATAATGCTAAAAAGCTGAAAGGGCAGATTGAAGAGAAAGAGCGTGACATTCAGCTTAAACAGGCTATTGATGTTTCTGACCTTGAATTGCAGAAGAACAGCCTTAAAGAACAGATTGCTGATTGCGTGGAAAAACAGACCGACAATGACAAGCTGATAGCTGAATATGACAAGGCTAGTTCAGATATTCTTAACTTGAAGTTTGAACTTAGTGATATGTCACGCAAAGCTAATGAGGAAAATGTTAAGGCTAGGAGAGAGATTGAGGACAAGATTTCTGATAAGCAGTTTCTTGTTAGGCAGACAGAAAAGACTGTTGCTGATACCGAAAGATGTATTGTTAGTTCGGAAAAGGCTATTGAGTGCATTAAGGCTTCCTTGCAGACAGAGCGTGATAAGTGGAAAGAAGAAAACGAGCGCAAGTTTGACGATTCGAGCCTTATCTGTCCTTATTGCGGTAATGAATATAAGGAAGATAAGAAAGAACAGTTAAAGGCTGATTTTGCAAAACATAAGGCTGATAACTTAAAGACAATTACTGATAATGGCAATATGTACAAGGAAAGGCTTGATAAGGAAAAAGCTACGCTTGAAAGTCTTAAAGCAGAGTTGCCACAGCACAAAGAAAGCCTTGAAATGCTGAATACAGCCATTGCAGACCTTGAAAAGCAGTTATCCGAACTTCCACAGGAAATTGATGTGACAGTAACAGAAGAGTACAAGGCACTTGAACAGCAGATTGCCGAAAAAGAAGAAGCTATGCACAAGGCTAATGACATATCGGCAGTTAAGGCTGAATTAAAGGCACAGGAAAGCGAACTTAGGCAGCAGCTATCAGAAGTTGAACAGAAGATTGCTGAAAGTAACACAGAGAGAGACGAACAGCGGCTTGAAGAATTAAGGGCAGAACAGCGTACACAGGAACAGAACAAGACCAATGCCGAGAAAATACTTGATTTACTTGATGAACTGGACAAGGCAAAGAATGAAGCCTTAACAGAAGCAGTAAACAGCCATTTTGGGTTAGTTAAGTGGCAGTTGTTTACTTATACAAAGTCTGGTGGTTACAAAAGTTGCTGTATACCTACAGTTGACGGAAAGAGCATTTTAACAACTATGTCTAACAAGGGCAACAGGATTTTAGGCAGAGTTGACATTTGTAATAGCATTCAGAAGATTAGTGATATATCCGTGCCTATTATCTTAGATGATTCTGAAAGCCTTAGTACGGACAATCAGAAGAAAGTTGCTGAAATGGTAGATAGTCAGTTGATTATGCTGATTGTAAATGACAGTGAGAAATTAGAGATTATGGAGGGATAATATGAAACTTTATTTTTACAAATTGAATACAGATGAAAGATACGGAAAAACAGGAATTACAGCACAGGTCTGTGAAGCGGAAGAGAAACCTAAGACATATAAGGCTATTGGAGGCTCTTTCCCTAACTACCTTAGCATAGTGAGAAAAGACGAAGTTGGACAATTAAAATATGATTGCCTGTTTCTTACAGAACCTAACTTTGAGTATGCAAAAGAAGAATTTAGATTTAGAGCGGAACGAATGATTGCAGTTAAGTTGGAGAAAATTGAAAAGCTCAAAGCTGAATTAAAAATAATAAATGAAAGTGAGGAATAATTATGATTAAAGCAGAAGACGGAAAAATTATAATTGAAGGCAGAAGAGACAAAGTTTTAGCGGAGGTAACTACTATTTTACATGTGCTTAAAGGGTTAGTTTCAAAAGAAGAGTACAAAGCAGTGATTAGGTTTGCTGATAAAAGCGAGGAACAGGTAAGTGACGAAATTGAGAAAATGAAAGAAAAAACAGAGAAAATGAGAGAAGAACTCAAAAAGTTACTTGGATTATAGGAGGATTAATTATGGCAGAGAATACGGCAGTTGCGGAAAAGAAAGAAGCTGAAAGCAGAGAGCTTGTAGCAAAAGATTTTACAGAGGGAATGGTTGTAAAAATCAAGCAGAAAGAGAAATTCGGCTTAACATTCCCTAAAGATTACAACTACACAAATGAATTTATGTCGGCAATGCTAATTTTACAGGATACAGTAGATATGAATAAAAAGCCTGTATTGCAGAGTTGCACAAGGGCAAGTATTGAAAATGCACTTGTTGAAATGGTTACAAGCGGCTTGTCAATGCAGAAGAAGCAGTGCTATCCGGTTGCCTATGGCGGAAAGTTGCAGTGTCAGAAATCAGTGTATGGAAACACTTGCATTGCTAGGAGATATGGACTTAAAGACATAACAGCAGAGGTTATTTATGAGGGTGATACATTCGAGTATGAAATTGTTAATGGCAAGAAAAAGGTCATCACTCACAAGCAGGATTTTGAGAATATCGACAACGATAAGGTCAAGGGCGCTTACGCAATAGCTACTATGGATGACGGAAGTGTTCTTACAGAGGTTATGAACATCAAACAGATAAAGCAGGCTTGGAAACAGGGATACAGCTATAAAGAGAACGGAAACGGAACACATCAGAAATTCACAGACCAGATGGCTATGAAAACAGTCAAGAACAGACTGTTAAAGCAGATTAATAATACTTATGGCTCTTTCTATGACGGAAATTACGATAATGAGGAAGAATTGCCTAGTTATGATGAACGTATGCAGGCTGATGTTGATTACGATATTGAACAGAATGCTAACAGCGTAGATTTTGTCGAGGGCGATATTGTTGATGATGTAGTTGAAGATACCGTAGCAGAAGCAACCGAAGAACAGGCAGAAGATAGTACATTACCACCATTTATGCAGGCAGAATAGGAGATTGAGTATGAGAGTAATTTCACAGTATGGCAATGTTGATTTGCCTTATGAACAGATAATTGTTTGTCACGCAATGGAAAATGTCACAGCACTACGCAATGAGAAAGAATATGTTTTAGGTAAGTATTCTTCACAAGAGAAAGCGTATAAGGCTATGGAAATGTTAAGAGAAGTATATGCCGGTATGCCTATCATAATACAGAATGTTAATACCCCAAAAGGTGCGGTAAAAACGCTTGAAGTGGTACAAGGATGTGGAATTGGCAACATTGTTTTTCAGTTTCCACAGGATGATGAAATCGAGGTGTAAGTATGAGATTAAAATGTTTAGGCTCATCGTCAGCCGGAAATTGCTATCTGCTAACTTCCGACAGCGGAGAAACACTTATCCTTGATTGTGGAATACCGATTAAGGAAATCAAAAAAGGCTTAGATTGGAACATCAAAGATGTTGTGGGTGTGTTATGCACCCATAAACACCTTGACCATAGCAAGTCAGCAGAAGATTTTGAAGTTATGGGAATACAGATACTTGCCCCATATTTAGGCGATAGTTGTAAATCAATGAATATGGGTGAATTTACAGTAAAACCTTTTGATTTAACGACAATAGACGGAAATTGGACACACACAAATGCAAATGGCGAACCCTGTCCGATATACGGCTTTCTGATTACTCACCCGGAAATGGGAAGAATGCTTTACATAACCGATTGTGAGCTAATCAAGTGGAAATTTAAAGACATAAACCACATTCTCTTAGGTGTGAATTATGACAAGGATTTAATCGACAGGGATAACGCAGGCAAAGCTAATCACGTATTCAGAGGCCATTTATCTATTGACACAGCTTGTGATTTTGTTAAAGCAAATTATTCAGATAGCTTGCAGAACGTCATAATGTGCCATTTATCAAGTGAAAATTCTGATAGAGATAGTTTTATCGGGAAAATGAAAAAAGTCGCTTGCGGGGCGAATGTGGATGTTGCAGAGCCGGGCAAGGAATGGGTTTTAAGGAAAGGAGATGAATGTCCGTTTTGAGAATAGAAAAGTTAATTAAATTTTTGAAAGAAAGATTTGAAAGCGGAATACAGATGTTTGATACACCGTCTCTTGTAAATGATTTCAGAGTGCCTATTTATAGTGAAGATGACATAACTGTGCTATATGCACCGTCTTGGAATTACATAGAGATATATGGTATTTCTGACGAAGAGTTTGAAAGAGTTATGAAAGAAGCCAAAGGGCGGTAAAAGAATGTCCGTTTTAGAAAGGAGCAGTAATGAACATTGATGAATTTATAGAACATACAAAAGAAAAAGCAGAAGAATATAAATATCGTGCGAGCTTTTTTGAGAGTGATAATCCTATGTATAAAGCTTGCATTAAAGTCGCAAAAGACCATGAGCAGTTAGCTGAGTGGCTTGAAAAATCCAAAGAGTATCAGCAGTTAGAGGAACAGGGTAGACTTGTTAAGTTACCGGCAAAAGATGACACGACAGGACATAGAGAATGTGTTCATATAAAGTCTACATGCTACCACGAGAATTATAAGTGTTCAGAATGTCCTCTTACAGAATTGTTTTGCGATGAATTTTATTTAGCTATAGATAGATGTTACGAGGATGCATATGCTAACGGATGCCTTGCCGGTATGGACTTAGCACAAATCCGCAGCAGAAAAGAAATTGAAAGAATTGAGAGGTGTGGAATGACAATTAGTGAGTTTTTCAAAGAGAAATATTCAGCAAGAAAAGATAAAGACAATATCTATGGTGTTGGAATGAGCGATACAGAGTTTCGTCATTTCATTATTCAATACTTGCTACCGGAAAATTGGTATGTTGTTGACCCAATAGGGCAGACGCAAGTCAACGAAATAGCTATCTGCGAAATTCTGACTAGGCATTCCAAGAAGTTCAGAAAAGAACGCAAGAAATATTTAAAAGAATTGAGAGGTGGAGAAAATGAAAGTAGTAATTGACATACCTAAAGATTTCACAGGAGATTATATTGCTGACAAATTCAAAGATTTCTTTTCAAGGGTTATCACAGATGTGGATTGCAGAGGTGTCATGTGTGGTAGATACGAGAAAGAAATTGCTGAAATGTTTTTAAAGGCATTTGATGATAGTGAAGAAAAGATTTCTTACAACTGCCAGCACAACAGCAATTCAAGAGATAATGAACCTTGTTGCAGATGTGATAGCAGAAAGGAGAATCGAGAAGTAAAAATTGTGACAGTTAGTGATTTGATAAGAATTCTTGATACAAAGGAAAATAGATATGGTGCTACAGGAAAACCGAGAATGTTGAATTTATCTTTAAATGGCAATTTTGCTGGAAGTGTCGAATCTGTAAAGCTAGATGGTTATGGAGATGGACTTATTACGGACGTGACGATGGAGATTACCTCATCTAAATTCACAACAACTAATGCCGACAGGATAAGGAATATGTCAGATGGAGAGTTAGCAGAGGTGATGCCTTGTCCATACATGAAAGACCCGTACGATGAGTGTGTTCATGGTTGGCATGATTATGATTGCAGTAAATGTAAACTTGATTGGCTTCAATCAGAAGCAGAATAGGAGAGAATATGGAAGATAGATATTTGTTCAAGGGTAAGAGGCTTGACAACGGAGAATGGGCGGAAGGCTTGCCAAGTTACGATGAAGATGGCGAGATCGAAGAAATCGAGGTATGGGATGGAGAGGATATTGCTTTTTATCCGGTATTTCCGGGAACCATCTGCCAATGCACAGGCTTAAAAGACAAGAACGGCAAGCTGATTTGGGAGAATGATATTATTGAATGCAAAGACGGAAAACGCAATTTTCAAACGCAAATTGAATGGGATGCTTATTGTGCTGGATTTATATTTCAAGACGCAGAAACATCTGCGGTTGGACTTGATGCAATAACAGCAAACGGATTGTATTCAGAAAGCAAGGTTATCGGCAACATATTTGACGATAAAGAGTTATTAGAAAGTGAGGAAAATTAGATGAATCGCGTGATTTTATGTGGAAGAGTTGTTAGAGAGCCAGAGATTAGATATTCACAGACAGTAAACGGAAGTATGGCGGTAGCAAGATATACATTAGCTGTTGACAGAGCTTTTAAGAAAGAGGGCGAACAGACAGCAGACTTTATTAACTGTATCGCATTCGGCAAGAACGGAGAGTTTGCGGAGAAGTATTTACACCAGGGAACTAAGATTATCGTTGAGGGCAGATGGCAGACAGGCAATTACACTAACAAGGACGGACAGAAAGTCTACACCAACGATTGTGTTATTGAAAGGCACGAATTTTGTGAAAACAAGAATGGAACCAACGAGAACAGACCATTTAGGCCCGAACCAAATAGTGCAGGAGATGACTTTATGAGTATTCCTGACGGCATTGAGGATGAGGGATTGCCATTTTAAAAATGAGAGGTGGTGTTTTTATTGAACGCCGAGGGCTGGATTAAGCTACATAGGAAATTGCTTGATAATCCTGTCACAATGAAAGACACAGACCATTTAGCCGTATGGATATACCTGCTACTCAATGCTTCACATAACGAACACCCTGCCTTGTTTAAAGGCGAGAAGATAACATTAAAACCGGGGCAACTTATCACAGGGAGAAAATCAATCGCTTTAGCACTTCACATTGATGAAAGTAAAGTCGAACGAATTTTAAAATCTCTAAAAAGTGAACAACAAATTGAACAACAAACAAGTAGCAAAAATCGGCTTATTTCCATAACAAATTGGGAATTTTATCAGCAAAGTGAACAACAAAATGAACAACAAGTGAACAACAAACGAACAACAAGTGAACAACAAGTGAACACAAACAAGAATATAAAGAATGATAAGAATGAAAGAAAAGATATATGTCAAAATATCCTTGATTTGTTTAACAGGATTTGTTGTTCGTTTGGGAGAGTGAAAAACATTACAAAAAGCAGAGCGGAAATAATAGACAACAGCCTAAAGACATATTCTCTTAATGATTTTAAAAAAGTTTTTGAAAAAGCGGAACAGTCAGATTTCCTTAAGGGCAATAACAATAGGAATTGGTCGGCTAGCTTTGATTGGTTGATTAAGGAGGATAATATGGCTAAAGTCCTTGAGGGTAAATATGACGGCAAACAGAATAAACAGCCAAATAAGTTTTGTGACTTTCCGCAGCGACAGTATGATTTCAGTAATGATAAAGAGCTGATAATAAAAAAATGTTAAAGGAGTGACGAAGATGAGAATAAAATATGACAAGGCAACAAAGGCTTGGTTTGATAGTCATATATGTCAGCAAACAACAGTTTGCCGGTGTGAAAAGTGCGGATTGTTTTATAAACCAAGTTTAGGACATAAATGCAAAGCGAAGGAGTAAGTATGAGACTAATTGACGCAGATAAAGTAATAGAACGCCTTGAAAAAATTATAAAAGATAATTCTTATTTTGTTGACGCAAGGTACATTAGAGGCGTGCAGGAAGTGATAAAAGAGCAACCGACAGCTTATGATATAGATAAGATTGTGGAAACCTTGAAAGAACTAAGAGACAGATTTGATGAAAAAGACTTTGCAATTCGTGGGGTCATAGAAAAGACGATTGAGATAGCAAAGGCAGGCAATGATGCCAAAAACAATCTTAGAAGAGAAGCATATCTTAAGGCTTTAGAGGATTATCACGATTCCGTGCAGGACAGTTGTATAAAATGGGCGTCAACATTTGGTCGACGTGAACGGCGACTCATCCCCTGCTTAATAAAAGAGAGCAATACAATTTTTCAGATGCTAAAGGTAGGTGCTAGCGAGATTGAATAATTATCAGAACATAGCAAGAGCCAAGGCAATAGAACAGGAGAATAAAAAGCGACTATTGAAGCTGAATCCAAAGCTGAATGACAGGAGTGGGATTTACTTCCTACTCCGAGAAGATGAAAACGGATTTAAGTATGCTTATATCGGACAAGCGGTATATACACTTAGCAGATTGGCAAGTCACCTTGTAGGCTACGAACAGCACATAGACCTTAGCTTACGTAAACACAAGCTGTACGACAAAGAGAAAAATCCTTATGGCTGGCGAGTTGAGTTTCTGAATTTCCCCGAAAGTCAGCTTGACGAGAAAGAGAAGTATTACATCAAGCTATATGCTGATAAAGGCTATCAGCTTAGGAATGTCAGTTTAGGCGGTCAAGGAGAAAATCGTGCTAGTGGTTCAATAGGCGAGAGAAAAGCACCTAAAGGCTATATGCAGGGCGTACAGCAAGGAAAAAAGGTGTTAGCGAGGGAATTATCATCTATCGCAGAAAAACACCTTATAATCCGCTTAAAGCCAGAAAAAGAGCATAATAAGGTGTCACAGAAACAGTACGAGAAGTTCATGGATTTATTGAAAGTGGGTGATTCAGAATGAGAATTTTGAGCAGTAAAGATTATTCTTGGCTTATGGACCGAATAGAAACTCTTTCCAATGAAAATGAAAGATTGCAGATGAAAGTTGATGAAATAACAAAAGAACAGCCTAACGATTGTAAAAGCAATGAGGGAAGTCGCTTTTGTGGCATTTGTGAGTTTGGCTATTTGAGAACAAGAAATCCGCTTGGGGCAGATTTTTACGCTTGCAGTAAAACAGTGTCTTGTGAAGATTTTAAGAGAAAAGAAGACAACTAACTAAAAATCAAAGAAAGGAATAGGTTGTGCGCACATAAAACCGAGGTTTCCTTTTGGTAAGAGAAAATGGATTATAACGAATTTTTAGCAAATAAAAGATTCGTACTTGAAAGCAGTGGATTCGACATTGATAAATCCAAATTAAACCCAATGTTATACGATTTTCAGAAAGACATTGTTCGTTGGGCGTTAAAGAAAGGAAAGGCTTGTATCTTTGCTGATTGTGGACTTGGAAAAACACCTATGCAGTTATCGTGGGCGCATCAAGTTCACGTGCATACAGGCGGCAAGGTGCTGATTCTTGCGCCATTGGCAGTTGCAGATCAAACGAAACGAGAAGCGGAAAAGTTTGGATATGTGGCAAAGGTCGTTGAGGAACAATCACAATGTATTGGCGGAATTAACATCACGAATTATGAAAAGCTGGATAGATTTATTGCAAATGAATTTACCGGAATCGTACTTGATGAAAGCAGTATCTTAAAATCTTATTCCGGAAAAGTAAGGACAGCGATTATTCAGAATTTCCATGATGTACCGTACAAATTGGCTTGTACTGCAACTCCTGCACCGAACGACTACATGGAATTGGGAAATCATTCAGAATTTTGTGGAGTTATGACAAGAGCAGAAATGCTTTCCATGTTCTTTGTACATGATGGCGGTGAAACATCAAAATGGAGATTGAAAGGACACGCAGAAGATGTATTTTGGCAGTGGTTAGCGACATTCAGTGTGTTCGTGGACAATCCGAATAATATCGGATATGACATTTCCGGGTATAATTTACCGCCTATTAACATCAAAGAAATTGTTGTTGATGGAAAAGAACCTGTGACTGAAAAACTCACGCTGACAGAACGTAGGCAGGCTAGAAAAGATAGCTTAATTGACAGATGCAGTGCTGCAGCTGAATTAGTAAATAGTTCGGATGAGCAATGGCTTGTATGGTGTGATCTGAACGATGAAAGCCACAAATTACATGAACTGATTAATGAATCTGTGGAAGTGCAAGGCAGCGACAAAGATACGCACAAGTCAAGCTCAATGTTGAATTTTAGCAATAGGGATATTAAATGCTTAGTCACAAAACCTAAGATTGCCGGATTTGGCATGAACTGGCAGAATTGCCACAATATGATTTTTACCGGACTTTCAGACAGCTACGAGCAGTACTACCAAGCGTTGAGAAGATGTTGGAGATTTGGTCAGACGGAAGCAGTAAATGTGTACATAATCATTTCTTCGAAAGAGGGGTGTGTCAAAGAAAACATTGAGAGAAAGCAGAAAGATTTTCAGAAAATGCAGTCAGAAATGACAGAACTGACAAAAGAGATTACAAAGAAAGAACTGAAAAGCACTTGCAGAATCAGCACCCCATATGAGCCACATGAAACAATGGCTTTGCCGGAATGGGAAGAATTTACAGCGTAAAAAGGAGATAGAAAAAATGGACGTTTTAGCGCAGACAATTGAAAAACAGTATGCAATTTATAACGGAGACAGTGTGGAACTTATAAAAAATATCCCAGATAACAGCATTCACTACACAATTTTCAGTCCGCCATTTGCAAGCCTGTATACATATTCTAACAGCGACAGGGACATGGGGAACTGCAAGGGAGATACAGAGTTTTACGATCATTTCAAATTTCTTGCAAAGGAACTTTACAGAGTTACAATGCCGGGCAGATTACTTTCATTTCATTGCATGGATTTGCCACTCATGAAAGAAAGAGACGGAGTTATTGGTCTTAAAGACTTTCCGGCACTTTGCAGACAGATTTTTGAAGATTGCGGATTTATTTATCACAGCAAGGTTACGATTTGGAAAAATCCGGTTACTGAGATGCAGAGGACAAAGGCTTTAGGGTTATTACATAAGCAGATTAGAAAAGACAGTACAATGAATCGACAGGGAATACCGGATTATATCGTTACAATGCGCAAGCCGGGAGAAAATCCGGAAAGAGTGTCGCATACGCATGAAACATTTCCGGTTGATGTATGGCAGAATTACGCAAGTCCAGTATGGATGGATATAAGACAGTCTGACACATTGCAGAAAAAATCGGCAAGAGCAGAAAAGGACGAGCGTCACATTTGTCCTTTGCAGCTCGAAGTGATTCAGAGATGCATCGAACTGTGGACGAATCCGAACGACATTGTATTAGACCCATTTGCCGGAATCGGCAGCAGTCCATATGTGGCTGTTACACTCGGCAGACGCGGCATAGGATTTGAACTTAAGGAAAGCTATTACAAACAGGCAGTTGCAAACCTTGAAATTGCCGCAAATGCTGACAAAATGAATTGTCCAGTAGGACAAATGAGCATTGAAGATTTTTTATCGGAGAGCCTTGTATAAGGTAGATGAATATTGAAGACTTTATGTAGAGGTGAGATATGGAAGATTTAATACAAATGTCTTTATTTGACTTCACAAGAGAACCGATCAACATAACAAAGCCTATACGATTGATAGAACTATTTGCCGGCTACGGAAGTCAGGCAATGGCGCTAAAGAGAATAGGTGCTAAATTTGAACATTACAGAGTTGTGGAGTTCGATAAGTACGCTATTGAAAGCTATAACGCAGTACATGGTACGGATTTTCCTACAATGGACATAACTAAGGTCCATGCAGAAGATTTGAATATTTGCGACACAAATGCATTCACTTACTTACTTACTTACTTACTCATTCCCTTGTACGGATTTATCAGTTGCCGGGAAGCAAGCTGGAATGTCTAAGGGAAGTGGTACAAGAAGCGGTCTATTGTGGGAAGTTGAGAGAATACTAACAGAAATCAGAGATAGCAACGGAGAATTACCACAGATTTTGTTCATGGAGAACGTGCCACAAGTACATAGTCAGGATAATATGCCTGACTTTAGAAAGTGGCTAGATTTCCTCGAAAGCCTAGGTTACACAAATTACTATCAAGACTTGAATGCTAAAAATTATGGTGTAGCGCAAAATCGTGAAAGGTGCTTTATGTTTTCATTCCTGGGCGAGTACAATTACCATTTCCCACAGCCTATACCTCTCAAAAAGAAGTTGAAAGACTATTTTGAGGATAATGTAGATGAAAAGTATTACATCAACAATGAAAAGACTGACAAGCTAATAAAACAGCTTATTGACAACGGCACATTGCCACAACACAATCTTGACAGACAGACAGACAGACAGACAGACAGACAGACAGACTTGCGTTGACGGAACAATCAATAAACCACAGCAGAGAGAAGTTGCAAACTGTATCAAGGCAAGATATGACTGCGGAATATCAAACTTGCGGTCAGACGGAAACCTTGTTGTTAAAAGGAATGGTGGATAAAAACATAGAGTCTACGGCATCCGTGATTGATGTTTCCGTAGCGATTATGTCAAGAGATTACAAAGGACCAAATAACTACGGAACGAATGGAGTGATTGAATGGAAGTAATAGGAAGTGTATATGTAGAAGTTTCAGACAGATTTCAAAAAGGCATTATCGGGGGGCATTTCCCGATGTGTAAAAGCTGAAAAACACGATTTAGGAGTAATTATGGCAGATGTAAACGTAATAGGCTCTCTTGAAGCGAAATTTGAGAGTACCAACAGAATTTATGACGTGAGGGGGTGTAGTCCGACATTGAGTACAATGCAAGGTGGAAATCGAGAGCCGAAAATTCTTGAAGTGAAGCAGTTAGGATTTATGGATAATGGAACAGGCAAGCACCAATCAAACACAGTATATGACGAAAATGCACTTTGCCCTAATATCACAACAGTCGAGGGCGGCGGTACAAAACAGATTAAAATATGTGAAAGTCAGATAGTTGCTATGCGTGGCAGAAATCCAGACAATCCGTCAGATAGAACCGCAGGAAACCCAACGGAGCAGAGATTAGAGGTAAATATGCAAGGTACAAGTAATTGCTTAACGAGTGTGCAAAAAGATAACATGGTTCTTGAAAAACAAGGCATATCCACTAAAGGCAAACAGAATGACATTGCAAGTACAATTTTGAGTGGTTACGAACGCAGTAATATGACCAGGTTTAATGCAGATAATGCCGTTATTGAAAAAAATTGGTCAAATATCAAGCAATGGTTCCCAATGTGGTACAGTTGTTTCCGATAACGGCATATCGGCTAATCTTGTAGCTGGCACACACGGATATGCAAATAGCCATATAGCTACACAATATCGTATCAGAAAGCTAACACCGAGAGAGTGCGGACGGCTGATGGGTGTATCTGATGAAGATATTGACAAAATGGCAGCAGTAAACAGTAATACGCAGTTGTATAAGCAATTCGGAAACAGTATTGTCGTAGATGTTATGTGTGCTATGTTTAAGAATTTGAACATCAATCAAGGAGATACAGTAGTGTAATAAGAAAGGAAACGCCAATATGAGTAGTTCAAAAGAAGAGATAGCAAGACGAGAGGGAATGTCCTATGCATTAAGATACGCAAAAGAACACGGACTTGACGGACTTGAAAAAGAGCTGAAATACCGAGGGGCATACGAAATACCCCTCAAAATATCAAATAATGATTTACAGAAATTCACAGATAATGCCAAAAATATGATGTTAGATACAGTATTAATACTTGCCAGTATGACATTGCACGATGAATTTGGTTTTGGCAGGGAGAGATTGCAGAGGTTTATTAAGAGATTCAATTTCAAGGCAGAGTGTATCGGAGAGGGATATACGAATTGGAAAGAGCAAATTGACATTCTTAAGGATGAATGTGGACTTGAATATCAGATAAGGATGAATGATAAAAACGTTAGAATGGAGAAGTAGAAATGATAAAATCTGAAAGTGATTGTCTGGATTGCGGATTGCCGTGTAAATATGAATTATGTCCACATTATAGAGTTAGGCGTCTGTATTGTGACAAATGTAAAGACGAGGTGGATAAACTGTATAAATACGGCGAAGAAGAATTATGTGAGGATTGTTTAATTAAGGAATTTGAAGTTGTTGAATTAGAGGAGAACTAAGTATGAAACTTAAAGAAGCTATTTTGGATTATTCCGGGGAGTGGGTGTATGTGGGGGCAGCAAGTGGGTATGTCTATATCGGCAGGCGTGAGGAAGCCTTAAAAGGCTTAGAAAAGGAATCCATTGATAGATACTGTAATCTGTCAATTAACACTATCCCAAAATATGAGGCAAAGTTGGAGTGGATTGCAAAAAGATGTAAAGTCTTAAAAGAAAAGGCTGAAATTGACATAGCCTTTGAAAAAATGCGTAGGCAAGCCGAAGAATACAGAAAAAACCTTTTAGTGCATTTAACAGAAGCGAAAAAATACAAGGATAATTACGTTGAATTTAGCGAGAGGGAAGTTGTTGAGGAATACAATCAAGACGCACTTAGACCTTTTGGCAGGGTTTTTATTATTAAGGGTAACGAGAGAGGAAATTGGTTTTATGGAGAGGGCAAGAAATGAATAAAAATTATCTCAACAACGTAAGGCTAAGAGAACGAAGATTATCCGCCCACCAATGTTTAGCCTGCGGTAAACAGTTAGAAGAAGATTATACTTCTGTATACTGTGAAACGTGCCGAGAAAAACGGAATAAAAATGCAAGAGAAGAAAGAGAATGGTACCAAAGCCATAAAATATGTCCAAGGTGTCGCAAAGTCGAAATAGGTTCAAGTGAAAGTTGTTGTCCGGAATGTAGAGCCAAGCTGTGTGCAAACGTAATGAAGAACAGAAAACGTGAACAATACAACGAAGAACACGCTGTTTGGAGCAAAAAAGCCTATGCAAATTGTGTTGAAAACGGTATTTGTACACGATGTCGCAAAAGAAAAGCCGACAACGGCTACAAGACGTGCGGAATTTGTCGTGAAAAAGACAGAGTAACTAGACAGGTAAGGAATAACACACAGTTCAACCGAGAAATAAAAGAAAAACAAGGTTTATGTTGCTTCTGCAATGAAAAAGCCTTGCCTGGATATAAGGTGTGCCAATTCCACTACGATATGTGCATTGACAAATTGAAAGACCCTAAATGTATTGCCGGTAGAAAAAAAATAAGGCCAAGGAGCATAAAATTTTGAAAACAAGAGAATGTATAACGTGTAAACACTTTTTAATTTGTAGCGGCAAGGAAAATGACAAGCCTTGTATTAAGTACGAAGCAAGAAACAAAGAGAATAAAGAAAAAGAATAGGAGAGAATGGCTTATGAAGTTATCAGAACTGACTAAGCCAGAACTTGAAAAAATCAAAGAAAATGCCAATTTTACTGATGAGGAATTGAGAATCTTTAAACTTCTGTCGCAGGATAAAAGTATAACCGATATTGCGGTGCGTATGTCCGCAAGTAGCAGGACGATAAACAGGAAAATCAGTAAAATCAAGCAAAAAATTAGTAAGTTGGAGGTTTTAAATGATTAAAGTTACTCAAAACGGAGTAGATGTGAATATAGAAAATATAACTATTCCGGACAGCTTACAAAAGATAATTGCCGAAGTGATTGACAATAAATAAATATGTGTTAAAATGTGCCGTATAACGTGATAAATGCGGCACATTTTTACTAAAGGAGGATTGACAATGGAATGTGTCGCTTATATGAGAGTATCGACGGAAAAACAGGCTGTTGAGGGCAACGGACTTGATAGCCAAAAGCGAGATATTGAAAATTATTGCAGGAAAAATGAACTTGTAATAACAGATTGGTACATTGATGACGGTTACACCGGAGCAAATATGGACAGACCGGGATTGCAAAGGCTTGTAAATGATTGCAGCCGGAAAAGAATAAGTTGCGTTGTAGCTTTCAAACTTGACAGATTATCAAGGAACATGATTGACGGAATATACCTCATTGAGAAAGTATTTCAAAAGTGCAATGTAGTGTTTAAATGCGTTCATGATAGCGTGAATTACGATAGTCCTATGGAGCAGGCTTACACGCAGATGATGGCTGTGTTTGCACAGCTTGATAAAAATACTATGATGTTGCGTATGCGTGGTGGTATGCTAGAAAGAATAAAACAAGGTTATTGGATGGGCGGCGGCAATTTACCTTATTGCTATTCCTACAGTAAGGAACAAGGCATATTAATACCTATCCCAGAACGTGCGGAACAGGCAAGAAAAGCACTTGAATTATTTATATCCGGATATTCAGATGTGAAAATTAAGGAAATTTGCGGTTTTAAGTCAGAACTTGTCACAAGGAATATCTTGACCGGTATCGTTAATATAGGGATGATACCCTATAAGGGAAAGATATACCAAGGAAAACACGAACCTATTTTTGACAAAGGCAGATTCAATCTTGCACAAGAGTTAAGAAAAACTAGGGCAAAATCTAGGGTAACTTGTCAAACTGAACCTAATTTGTTGACCGGATTATGCTATTGTGGTGTTTGTGGATGTGCTATGCGTTATCAAAAATGGACAAATGGCGAACATAAAATCTACTGCATGTCCCGAAACAAGTCTATGAGCTATTTACCTAATTACAATGCTAATTGCGATAATTCGCTTGAATGGGCGGATGACATAGAAAAACAGGTAGAAAAGGAAATCCTTAAAATATCATTGAATTTGTCATCATATAAACCAAAAGAAAAGGTGACAAAACTTGAAATTATGCAATCGCAGCTTGATAAAGAACAGACTAAGTTAAAAAGACTATACAATTTATATGCTGACGGAAACGATACAGTTTTGGAAATGATTAAAGAATCAGAAACACTGATTAAGACAATGAAAGCTAATGTTTTGTCGGAAAGCAAAAATGCAGCCGATACACAGAAAAAAGAATTTGTTTACGAGAACATTAAAAAACTTGCCGACGTTTGGGATAACATCGACAAGAAAAAGAAAAATATGATACTTAAGACTATAATAGACAAAATTGTTATAGTCAATGGAAATATCGAAATTCAATTAAAAAATTTTTAGCACAAACTTAATGCTGTGCCTATGGCATATAGGAAGTGCTAATGCCGTATTTATCACGTTTTTACAACTGCATAATTTTAAAAATGTCGCTTATGTGTCATATATGTGTCTATTATATGTCGCTATAAGCGTCTTTTTTTATGCAAAAATATAATTAGAAAGAGAGGTAATGAGAATGTTTTCTGATGAAGTCAGAGAGAAAATCTTAAGTAAAGAAGAATTACAAAAACTTGACTTAGTGACATTATCTCTTGTTATTCACGCAATCGAAGATGTTTTAGAGGAGGCAGACAATGAACAATCCTTATCAGGCACCTATGATGAATAATCCTTATATTCAATCTCAAAATCCGTATATGGATAGAATGAATTTTTTGCAAAATTATCAGCAGAGCTTGCAACAACAGCCTATGCCGCAGCAGATAGCAGGCATTAACGGAAGAATAGTACAGGCAGTTGAAAATATTAATGCAAATGAAGTGCCTATGGATGGCAGTATGGCTTTTTTCCCTAAGCAGGATATGTCGGAGATTTATGTCAAAGGTTGGAACGCCAACGGGACCATTAATACGATTGTGTATAAGCCTTATACAGCCCCAAAAGATAATCAGACAGTAAATTCTATGGCTAATACAGAAAACGCTAAATTTACCCTATCAGACGAAAGTACACAGCTATTCCTGAATAAGTTTGAGGAATTATCAGATAAGATAGGGCAGTTGGAAGATAGATTTGACAAATCTTTGGGACCACAGAGAAAAACTTCACGAACGCAAAGTAAGGGCGGTGATGAAGAATGAATCAGCGGTTAATTCAAACTATAAATCAACTTAAGTCAATTCGGAATCCACAGCAAATGGCTATGAATTGCTTGCAACAGTCGGCACAACGTGGAAATCCTATGGCAAAAAACTTGCTTAATCAGATAAACAGTGGAAATACACAAGGTGCAGAGCAGATTTTAAGTAATTATATGAATACGCAAGGAATAAACCTTAATGATATTAAGGGAATGATGAATTAGGACATTTTGGGTTGTGCGCACATAATGACCGGTTATCCCATTTGTTAATAAAATAAATGGAGGTAAACAAGATGTTTAGTTCAAACGGAGTTAGTCTCGCAGATATTGCCGCAGTAACAGGCAATAATCGTAATAACGATGGTATGTGGGGCGATGGTGCATGGTGGATTGTAATTCTCTTAATCTTTGGCTGGGGAAACAACGGCTGGGGCGGTTTCGGTGGAAATGGCAACGGCGCAGGCTACACAGACGCGGCTATTCAGAGAGGGTTTGACAATCAGGCAGTTATCAGCAAGTTAGATGGCATTTCTAACGGACTTTGTGACGGCTTTTATGCCATGAACAACAGTATGCTCACAGGCTTTAATGGTATTAACACAAATATCATGCAGACAGGCTACGGCATACAGCAGGCTATTAACGCTGATACAGTCGCTAATATGCAGAATACCAATGCTTTACAGGCACAGCTTGCTAACTGCTGCTGCGAAACAAGGGAAGCCATTCAGGGCGTAAACTACAACATGGCAACCAACACTTGTGCTTTACAGAACACAATGAACAATAATACAAGAGATATTATTGACAGCCAGCAGGCAGGAACGAGAGCAATCCTTGACTTTTTGACAAATGACAAGATTGCAACCTTACAGGCAGAGAATAGCGATTTGAGAAGAGCCGCTTCACAGGATAGACAGAATGCACTTCTGACTTCTGCTATGAGCGCACAGACAAATCAGATTATTGACGCAGTAAGACCTACACCGGTCCCATCATTCCCGGCTTCTAACCTTTATGGTTATGCGTATGGATGTGGTTGTAACGCCGGCTGTGGCTGCTAAACCGTATGAAATTACATACGGTTACAACTGAATGATTGAGTATCTTAATTAAAACAACTCAACTAAACCGATTAAAACCCGATTTTTAGTCTAAGTTTAGTCTAAACTTAGTCCAAGTTTAGTCAAGAGTTAGTCAAGATTATGTCTGCTAAGCAGTATTACTTGATGTTACCGACACAAATGTCGGGAAGATAAAGGGCAGACTATAATGTTTGCCCTTATTTTATGAAAGAGAGGTAAAAACGATGGAAATAACAGGAATTGCATTACAAACAGTTGCCGCCGGAGAAGATGTGGCATTTACAGAAACACCGGTATGTGGAACTAAATGTATAGTTCACAGACAGGGAAGCGGAATTATCAAGTTAAGAGGTATTACAAATCAGTGTAAGGCAAGATTTTTAGTATCGTATTCCGGCAACATTCAGATTCCTACAGGCGGTACAGTTGAAGAGATTTCGCTTGCCATTGCAGTAGATGGAGAGCCTTTGCAGTCAACAAGAATGATTGCAACACCGGCAGCAGTACAAAATTTATTTAACGTTTCGGCTCAGGCATACGTTGATGTACCTTGTGGTTGTTGCAGTACAGTAGCGGTGCAGAATACATCTACACAGGCTATCGAAGTACAGAACAGTAATTTGATTGCGGTAAGGGAGGCTTGATGATATGCACAAATGGGCTAAACAGATTATGGAATGTGTCAAGACAAAAGTTGAAGCAATCGGATTAGATAGCTTTGAGGGACAGAACCTTGACGATTTAAAGGATTTTACAGAAATAGCGAAGAATATAGCTTGTTTTGACAAGGATTATAGAATTGTTGAAGCTATGGAAAAGTCGGAAGATAACGAGGATATTATGCGTATGCTTGAACAGTACGAAGATTATCCGGACAGAAGATACTATGACCACTACCGCTATGCAGATGGCAGATTCGCCCCAAAAGGCAAGGGGACATATCGTAGAGGGTATGAGGAGCCACCTTATATGCACATGTACCCAGAAGCAGAGCATATGAGAGATATGGATAGGGATTATGGCAAGATGTACTATACAGAGCCAATGTCCGAAAGCAATTACGACAGAGCAAAGAGAAACTACACAGAAACTAAGGAAATGCACAAGGCTAACACACCAGAAGATAAGGAACACAAGATGAAGTCACTTGACAGCTATACTAAGGAACTCGCAAGCGATATTACAGGTATGGTGGCTGATATGTCGGCAGAAGAGAAGAACTTGCTTAGAACGAAGTTAAGCACTCTTGTATCTAAGATATGATTTTAAGGGCTATGGGTAGCAATATTCATAGCCTTATTCCATTCAGAAAGGAGCATACAGATGATTTTTAGCATTAATGGTACAATGTGGCAGGTGCAATATAAAAATTCAAATTCGGGCGAATTAAAGCGGTCAGACAACGTTTCTGTACTAGGTGTAACTGATAGAAATACACATACAATTTATCTTTCAAATGCCTTGCGTGGATTTATGCAACGCAAAGTGCTGATACACGAAGTATGCCATGCAATCTGTATGTCCTATGATGTGTATTTGCCTATCGAACAGGAAGAGATATTGTGCGATTTTGTAGCAACTTATGGGGATGAAGTATTTGACATTGTTGATATGGTTTTAGGGGCAGTTAGGAGAGTGGGATAATGAGTATTGAAGAACTGTTAAAAATAATTAAAAGGACCAATCCAGATATGACAAAAGAGAGGATGTTGACCGAATTGAAAGAAAACAAATACTCTAGTGTTGCACTTATTATGTCACTAGAAAGCAAAAAGTAGGCTCAATGCCTACTTTTTAATTTTTGCTAATAGTTCATTGTGTGTTTCCATTAGCCATAGAAGTAATTTTTTGCTTCTGTCCTCGGATTCTTCTTCCTTGTAAAGAAAATGAGGTACAGGAAGTTCATAATTGTTGCACAATTTCATTGAAAGTTGTAGAACTTCTTCCCAATCTCCACGATTTTGAGCATTTAAAATCTGGTCAAAAATTCCGTGCCAAGCTGTAACCATAGTTTTTCTCCTTTTTGCGTTTCTCTTGCACTTTTAAAAGTGCTAAACAAATAATTAAGTTTAAAAATTAATTTACATTCCAATGTGGGTTATTCAGGGAAAAATTAAATTTGAAAATTACTTTACATTCCAATGTGGAGATATTCAAGAAATTAATGAGATTATATAACATTGCTAACAATATGTCAAGGTTCTATACTATGTCATATTTTTTAGAGACTATCTTCCCTTTATTGGCACCTTTTTCAAAAGGTTTGATGTATACCACTTTGCCTGACTTATAGTGTCTATAATGTCCTCTTACAGACCAACATTCTGCCACACGGACAATTTTCTTACTTCTGATTTTTGAAGCTACTGTCGGGCTATCTGTCTTGATTGAAACACCATTCAAACGGACAATATGTTCTTTACTTGAATAAAAATTATGCTCTGAATTGTGAGGACTTCTTTTCTTTCTATGTACTTCCTTTTGTTCAGGATGCAACATAAGATAGTTGAGCCACAAGGTCACACCTAAAGCAGACATAAACAATGATGATAATTTTTTCTTGGTATCATTGTCCTCTTTACCTTTAATTGCGCCCATAATCTGACTTTTAGGGTCAACATAGTCCTCTATTTTTAAAGCACCGCCTATTGCCATCTCACAAGGGAAAATGTATTTAGCAGAACAAAGCCATACGGTGGAATTATCCGTTACTGCAAGCGTATCTGCCTTGACAGCAATAGCATTGTCTTCAATGTCTGAATTAAATAATACCGTTCCCGATTCAGAGCCATTTTTAAGGACAAACACGCCCTCTTTTAAGATTGGCATAGCAGGTACTTTTTCAGGAATATTTTTCATAAATGCTTCTACCTGCTGATACCTGTTAATGTTGATTTCGATTTTATCCATATTAGCGGATTTTTTGTATAATTCTGCCCCTTTTTTATTGGCTAAATCAAAAATCTGCTGATTTAAGTTATTTTTCATCTTTTCACTCCTTTCAAAATTTTGATGTAAACTTTTTTGACCCCCCCCTATGGTATTTTGACTAGATTACAAAATCCTTTTTAAAAAATCTCGAAAATTTGAACCGGATTTCAAAGCAATTCATTCTCTTTTTCGTACATCATAAGTAGGGTGGCAGCAGTCATTTTTACAATCCGTTCCCCAGGTTCAAGCGTGAACTCCGTCGCCGGGTCATTCTCAATAAAATTATAATCTTTGTAGATGGTCACGCCCTCTACATCCTGCACCACCACATCTAATATAAGGTGGCTCCCAAATTCCGCTATATCTTGCTTAAGCTCGTCAATCAGGCTTTGGCAGTCATAAGAAATTTTAATGCTGGCTTTATTCATAAATGCCACAAATTTTACCCCCTTTTCTGATGTAATTTGCGGTTAAGGTATAAGCCGACGCAATATTAAAATCGTAAATGCCGATAACTGCTACAGCTCTATCAAACAGGGCAGCAGTATATTCAGGAACATTACGCCGGATGTCCTCTCTCAAATCTGCAAGACAATAACACTTGCCAAGGGTTTCCCAGATATAGGCACATTCACCCTCTAACCCCATTATTTTGTTATATTCGTCCAAAAAATCCCGGATAGAGTAACCTTTTACACCGGGAAAATGCCTTTTTGAGCATGAGACCGCCTCAAGCTCAAATTCTTCTTTTTTGGCAGCAATTACCGCCTGTTTTAAGTTTTCAAATTTAATCATATTTTTCTCCTTAAAATATAATGCAAAAATTTTTATACCCTCTACGCTTTGCAGAGGCGTATATCGGAAACTATTTTTAAAAATCCCTTGAAATTTGGTCTGAATTTAACCTAAATTTTACCTTGAAAATCTGCCAGCTAAATTCACGCAAAAAAGGCGGATGGTCCGCCTTTTAAAAGTCCCCGTCTGCCTTGCATTCGTCAATATAGTCATCGACAGTTAATTTTACTGCCGCTTCAATGTCGGCTTTGCTTTCGTTTTCGCTATATCGCTCGTTTGCGATGTATGAAAGCGTATCATTTAGTGCCGCTCTCAAGGTCTGCTCGTCGTAGAATGGGAGCTTTTTTTCTTTTTCTTCAACGTCAATTGCAATTTCCCACAATTCAACGCTCATTTTTTCGATGTTATTCTTGTAATTTGGTTCTTTCATAGTTAGACTCTCCTAAAATATAATGTAAAATAAATTGATACCCCCTAGGGTATGCGTTCCCCAGGTGGTAAAGTTAATTTTAAAATGTGGCAAAATTTCAAGGCAAAATTGCCCCGATTTTACCGTAAAAACAGGCTAAAAACTTTAGCGCCCTAAAGCCTGCAAGCGTTCAAATCCTGCCTTTATTATACACCGGTCAAGGCTGCCCGGTCAAGGCTTGGAACGCAAAAACCGCCGCCGGTATCGGTCCGGCTGGCATTCTCTGCATAGGCTACTGTTCGATGATTTCAAAGCATTTTTGTATTTCTTCTAGGCTGTGGCAGCATAACCCGCCGGGATAACGATATATAGCCATATAATCGCCACCGCCTAGAGGTTGCATATCTTTCAAATATGCTCTATATCCTCCGTTTCCTTTTATAATCTTTGGGTATCCGTCTTTCCTCATTTTTTCGATTCTTGTCATGTTCTTATTCCTCCATATTTTCAAAATTTCCCGGTCATTCCGGTAAAAGCAAGCCGGGGAATCGAACCCCGGAACCGCACCGCCTGCGCTTGCTTGATTATTTTATTCTGCGTCAAAGGCTTCTTCTAATTCGTCCGCCATATCGTTCAAAGCCTCGCCGATTGCCTGACCTAATAAATAACATCTGATTGTTACGTCCATTTTTTCCCAATCTTCAGATAAAAACCACTCGCCGACCGTCTCGGCATCCGTTCCGAATTCGTCGCAGGCTTCCCTTTCTTTTTTTGCTATACCAAGTATAACGCTAGCGTTATATAATTACAATATCGGAAAATTATACAAATATAACGATAACAATATATATTTTTATGCAAAATGTATAACGATAACGTTACA